CGGAGAAAGATATTACTCAATTAGTAAAATATTTAATAATGAAAAATATTTTGATACTGATAAATATGATGACGAAGAAATAAATAAATTTATTAAAAAAACATTACAAGAAATAAATGAAATATATATCAATTTAAAAGATTGGTTTTACGGGGAATTCTATATAGACGAAATCAATAGAAATCCATACCCAGATATTGAATGGGATGACTAAAAAAATAAATTTGACATAACAAAGGCAATATGTTATAATCAAAAGAACCGAGGTTAAACCGGGGATAGCTCGTTGATACTGTGCTTAGGTACTTGAGCGAGAAACATTGAATGTTAGCACAACAAAAATGGGATAAATACTATAGTTTAAGATTAACATTGTATGTATTTAAATTTAGTTAACGACTGGCGCACCTTTTCAAATTTCATGTTTGAGGTTAACATGATATGTATTTAAATTATTGGCGGTTATATCCCTTTCAACAATGAGGACAATGTTTAAGATTAATATGAATTATATTTAATTTTTAAAATTTATATAAAAAAGGAGAACAAAATGCTAGTATTTAGTAAAGAAAAAATGATTGAGGTTATAGGTAAGAATGCCTATGAAGCCGGGAAAGCTTTAGCTGATGAAATGGGTATCGAAATGCCATACGATAAAATGGATATGATGCCGATAGTAGGAGAATTTTGGTATGATGAATTATTAGGCGAAAATGAAAAGACTTATATTGTAGAAGCGGAGGATGGAGAATTATTAAAAGTAAATTCTTTATGGTGTATCGATGCAGAACCTAGAGCTTATGGCTCTACAAAAAGGACATCCATTGAATTGGAGGATGAAAATTCCGAGACATCAAAAGGGTTTGAACTTTTATATGCTTTAAGATATGCTAATGAAATTGAAGAAAAAATTGAAAACAATGAAGAAATTTCTGAAGAAGAAATGTCCACTTTACTTTCACTTATGATTGATATGATGGGATATGGCGAAGAGGAAGAACGAGAAGAGGAAAATAAGAATGAAACTTCCGATAATTTTGACGAGTCTTTAAGCGAAATAATTGATGGTTTAAGACTTTTGCAAAAATACGGCCACATTATGTAGCCTATCTCCTTTGGATGAGAGGATGTTTTTATGAGAGATAAAATAAAGTCAATTTTATTATGGGTGTGCTACGGGTTTTGCGGTGTTGGCACTACAGTGTTATTCATAGCGTTATGTGCTTTAATTTGCGATGGTATTTTTACGTTAACTTTGTATATGAGGATGCTAGGATTAGGTAATGGCGCTGTTATTAATGTACTTATTTGCGCTATGATTTTAGGATTTTTTGCTGGGCTAATTATCCGGCGTTTAGAATTAACTAAGCAACTTAAAACATACAGTTCTTTGTATGTAGATGCACATGGGAATGAATATGAAATTATTAAAGGCGTAAAAGATAAAGATGGAATGCCTTATGTAATCGTAATGGATTATCCTAAAAAGAATAGCGCCACTGCATATACGCTAAAACACCTTAATGATTTATTTAAGGAGAAAGACGCGTGAAATTAAAATATAGCATCATTACTATCATCGGGGTTATAGCGCTGGTGGTAGTAATGTGTTTGTCTTATTGGAGGATTACGGCTACACATGAAAAGGATATAGGAGAAATGATGGAAGAACAATATTACTATCTTATTCCAAACGATAATAAACCTGAGCATGTAAAAACTTTTCATACCCCACAAATTGGGGAAGAAGTTTATAAGAATGGAAGTTATTATGTAATTGAACGAATTATCTATAATATGGATTCAAATAATTTAAATGTGCATTGCAGAAAGGTTGAAAAATAATGATTTTTGTAACAGGTGATGTACATTGTCCCATAGATATTCATAAACTCACTACAAAAGCATGGCCCGCACAGCGCCAACTAACTAAACAAGATTACCTAATTGTTTGTGGCGACTTTGGTATTGTGTGGGATAATAGTAATACAGATAAGTATTGGCAGAAATGGTTCGACAATAAACCATTCACAACTTTATTTGTTGATGGCAACCATAGTAACCATCACTTATTAAACGAATTCGAAACAGTTAATTTATTCGGCGGAAAAGCACATAAAATTAATAACAGTGTATATCACCTGATGCGTGGAGAAATTTTTATTATTGAAGATAAAAAGTTTTTAGCATTAGGAGGTGCGCCATCTCATGACAAAGAATTAAGAACTCCCGGATTAGATTGGTGGCCAGAGGAAGTTCCGAATAATAAAGAATGTTTAAATGCGATAAATAATTTGCAAAGAAATAATAATGAGGTAGATTATATTATTACACATGATATACCTACCTATGTTGGACTTTTGAGAAATAGGTGGTTTGAACCCAATGCATTTACAAATTTTTTAAGTGATGAAATTTTAAACGCGGTTAAATTTAAGAAATGGTTTGCTGGACATTACCATATAGATGACGATTTATGCTTTCATAAAATGGAGGGCAACAATAAAGTTATACCTATGGGGCTTATGATTGAATATGGTGATTATATAAGTGAGTTTCATATATTATATGATAGAGTTTTAGAATTAAATTGACAAGCATGGAGGCAGTATGGACAAAATTAAAAATATTTTATGGTGCTTTTTTGAAGCGATTTTTGTTGTTTTTAGTATAATGGTTGTTTTTGGATTTGCAACAGATAATCTTTTTAATTTTTATCATTTACTTGGACAGTTAGGCGTAACAATTACGGAAGCAAGAGTAATGGCAGTAATTATTGGTTTTATTGCATTTATGGTACTCTTGCAAATGCGCCACCATCGTATTAATAAGTATGAAAATAATAGAGAACTTGTTAAAAATGTAAAGAACATAGTTGAAGATGAACTGAAAGAAGGTTGACATATTGGCGCTATTATGTTATAATGGAACAAAGGAATGTGATGGTTGTATGTGGTGTTACGACCATGACCCTTATGAAGTACAGGAGCCAGATGAAGATTTTGAATTTGATTCCCAGAGAGAAAAGGAGTTAATCAAAGATTGACAAATCGTTAGCAAGAACCGCTGTTAGGACGGGGATAGCTCGTTGATACTGTGCTTGTTGGAGTGCTTGAGCGAGAAGCGTGAAAATGTGCCTAAATAAGGGGAGCCTTTGTCTTATTATCTAAAACAAGCGATGGATTTAGATATTAATGGGAATAATTCAATTATGGAAAAAGTAGCACAAGATATGCTTTACGACATTATAAAGAATGAAGTATTAGAAAGTTTAATGGTAAGATGAAAATAGTTGTTGATAAATATCCAGAAAGTTGTGCAGAATGTTTATTCAAGAGTATTAAGAGCAATCATGTTTATGGTGGAAATTCAGAATATTACGAATGTAAGATTTTGCCATATGCTAAAAAAGATACTAGTTTAAAATACAAGCGGCGAACAAATTGCCCCTTGATTGAATATAAAGAAGCAAAGGAGATTGATGATGGAAGAAATTAAAAAAGATGAAACAAGAAGTGTAAGATGTAGTGTAAAATATGAAGAAATGGAAAATGGTTTTTCGAGATATCAATTTGCCGTTCCAACAGAAGATTTATTTGAAGGGTATGGACTATCAAATGGGTCGTATTTTGAATGCAATATTAATGATGAATTAAAAGTTATTCACGTTGTAGCGCTCGAAGCAAATCAAATTGTTAAAATTGATTTTGAAGATGTTGGTGAAATGTTATGTAGTGTCTATGTTTTTGTAGGTATGAATCCAATGACACCTGAAGAAGCAGAAAAATTCCAAAAAGAAATGGAAGAGCGCCAGAAAGAATTTGAAGAAGAGCAGGAAAGGGAACAAGAAGAGATGGAGGCCGCAAAAGAACAAGTCGAAATGAGCGCTCCAGAAGATGCAGAATTTGAGGAATTTGAAGTTGAACTTGACCTAACGAAAAAGAAAAGAGAAGAGAAATGATACATATAGTAGTATATGCTTGGGATGACTTTTCAAAAGATTGGGAATCAATCGGGAATATGGATTTCAGAGATTATCCTGTCATACCGAATGAAAATGAAAAGATTGTAATTAATCTTAGCAATGGAACAGTTTATCATGGAATAATTGCAAAGAGAGAGTTTCATTACCATTTTGAAAAAGGAGTAAATCACCATGTAGAAATAAAATTATTCGTAGAAGATGACTAAAAAATAAATTTTTATAATTGTTTGCTTTTTAAAGCATTTTTAAGAAATAGAGCTTTATAAAAATATTTGTAATTAATTAAATTAGGATTGCTTTTGAATTTAGAAATATTTAAAGAAAAATACCATACCCTGTTGACAAAATGCATGGGGTGTGGTATAATTATTATAGAAAAAAGGAGGTACATATGAAGATTAAAGTGTATAAAGAAGTGGATGTTCCACAGTATCCAGAAGATTTTTATTCTTTTAAAAATGGTGTAAAGATAAAAGATAAGGATATTAATAAGTGGATTAAAACTGGAATTCAAACGCTTGAAAATGATGATGATAGTAGTTATTATTATTGTTCGTCTGGGAATAGTATTGTCATTATCCTTAAAAGCGAAGATGGTGAATACTATATAGTTGTTTCACATGATTACAGTGATGCTAATATAGAATTGGAGGACAATTAAATAATGAAAGAAGTAGCGCCAAAAGTAAAATTATTATCTTACACACCGGAGCCAGAAAAAGCGGTAGCAACGGCCGCTAAGCTCTGCTATAGTGATAAATCGGCCGATGATTTATTTAATATCTCAACAAACGAAGAGGCTGAAAAATTCTTAAAACGTTTACCAAGTACGCATGGAACGCCTTTAGAACAAGCCGATTTCACATTCTCTATTGAGGGAATTTCGCGTTCCACTAGCCATCAGTTAGTGCGTCATCGGTTAATGAGTTTTAATCAGCGCTCACAACGATATGTGTCAGAAACTGACTTTAACTATGTTATCCCCGAACCAGCACTTATTGCAGGAGGAGAAAAGATTAGAGATGTGTACATCAGAGCCATGGAATCATCGTATGGCGCGTATAATGATATCATTGATGAGTTAATTAAAAGTGGTATGAATGAGAAGCAGGCATACGAAAATGCTCGTTATGTACTTCCAAATGCTTGTGAAACCAAAATGATTCTTAAAGCAAACGCTAGAGAATTGTTACATTTTTTCAACCAAAGATGTTGCACTAGGGCGCAAGATGAAATACAGGATGTTGCCAATCAAATGTTAAGAGAGTGTAAAAAAGTAGCGCCAGTATTATTCAGAGACGCTGGGCCGTTTTGTGTAGGTGGAAATTGCCCAGAAGGAAATATGTCTTGTGGAAAATCTAAAGAAATGAGGGAATATTATGGGAGTTTATAAACATAAGCCAACATTAATTGAGGCAGTAAGAATTAAACTATCGTGTGCATATACTGAAAACGAATTTAGAGATTTACTAAGATTTCTTGAAAAGAATAGATTAAGGATGGAAGTTGTAAATGAAACGTCCCCTATTCATTATGCTTTTAGGTCTTTAGATAGCGGCGAAGTATTATTTCACTCCCCATTCAATACTTACCTAGTAAAAGGAATTGATGGCGAATTTTATAATGTTTCAGTTGATACATTTGAAAAGTCATATGAACTGGAAACAAAAGAGATTAAAATAGATTATACCGACCATTTTGATGAAGAACTACTTAACGAATTGAAAATAACGTTAAATTTTTAAGGAGGGTATTATGGTATCAGAAAAATTAATTGAATTTAAAAGAGTGTGTGAAGAATTAAGTGAAGTATATGTAAGCAAAAATGAAGAATATGGTGATAGCTTTGGGCAAATGTTTGATGAGGATGGTGTAAAACCATGTCTCTACCAGATTAAACATAAGTTAAATCGTGCGCTACAAATTGCCGATAAAGACGATGTCGTATACGAATCCTTAGAAGATACATTAAGAGATTTGGCAAATTATTCTATTATGACTTACATGGAATATCGCCTTAGCAACAAACCTAAAGTTAAATTTGATGATTGCAATGGAGATTCGATTTCAGGGAACAGTCTATCAGATTTTAATGAGGCATTCGAGAGATTCGTTACAAATGAAGCAGGGAATGACACAGAAAAGGATGAATCATCCGAAATTCTTAAACAACTAAAAGCGTCATTCATTCCAGAACTCTTAAATATTATTGACGAGGAAGAGGACGAGGACGCAAAAATGATGAGAAAAGTGTGTGATGACTTATACAATGCTAAAACCGTAGAAGAGTTTTTTAATTCATTAACAAATGATATGGAAGAAATGATGAATAGCGACAGCTACAAAGACCTATCATTGTATGAAAGACAGAATTTAGAAAGTATCATTGAAGGCGTAACTGCATTTGGAAAAATGATTATATTAGCAGAAAGGGTTGGTGTTATTTAATGGACGAAAATATTATTCAATCAGATTCTCGGAATTCATCAGTAGAATATGGTACTATCGAAGCGCCATTAATCGATACACCTATTATGCAGTATTCAATTCCTGATGAATTAATTTTAGAAGATATCAGTGTTGTAGCGGATGATGGCAATGTAGAAATTAGCGGCTCAGACGAAGCGCGGGCGGAGATGTTTGGTGCTTTAGGAAAATACTTTGCAGAAGTCGGAAATCCTGAAAATAATGCAGATAATCCGTTTTTCAAATCAAAGTATGCGCCACTCAGTGAAGTTTTAAATACCATTCGCCCCGTCATGGGTAAGTATGGTTTGGCGCTTATTCAATCCCCAAAAGTCACAAGTGATGGCATGGGAAGTGTGCAGACAATTTTAACGCATGAAAGCGGTGCTTACATGTCCTTTCCATCTTTAACAGGAAAACCAGCCAAAGCAGATATTCAGGGTATGGGTGCTGTAATTACATATCTAAGAAGATTTTCGGTTAATGCTATTGCTGGTGTAGCCGGAGAAGTTGATGATGATGGTAACGCCGCCGCTGGTGTTAATAAGAAATCTCCAGCAAAAACTGCTAAAAAAACAACAGCAAAAGCAAAAGACCCTCTAAAAGAAAATCTTATTGCAGAATGTGCCAAATATACTCAGAATGATAGCACTCGAAGACAGAGGGTAATTGAAGCATTAAAACAGGTAGAACCAAAGGGTGATGTAAATAAAATCACTACTGAGGCAGACATTAAAAAAGCACTTGACATTGTGAAAAATTTGGAGTAAAATATGTATGAAGGTGAAATGCATCTATTATTAGGATGCGATGAAAGTTTCGATAACATTGATATCGATGAACTATTAATCAATGTACAAGATGTATTTCGTGCATGGGGAATAGAAGTCGAAGATTTGTATATAGAATATTAACAAAGAGAGGTAATAACTTATGTGGGTAAAAGAACAGTATATGTATTTAAACGGAAATAATTACGAGGATAAGGGAAATCTGGCGCGGGCATCTGTATCAGTTCCAGACAAAAATCCAAAGGGCGAACGAATTTATTCAAGATTTTTCTGCACATTCTTTGGCAATGCGTACGAAAAAGTTTCCCAAAATCCAGACATTAAATCATTCAAACTCTTACAGGGGAAAATGCAAAATACCCCTTATGTTAACGCAGATGGAGAAAAGCGCTATCCCAAGAATCCCGTTTTAAATATCTATGATATTGATGAAATCACTTATAATGAAGATTCTGCAACCGTTACTCCATTTTAGGGTGTAATCAATGAGTTTAGATATTAATAAACTCATTGTACAAGATTTGACAGGTGTTAATAGGTATTCATTCAGTCGATTGTCTACCTATCATACCTGTCAATATCAATATAATGAGCGATATAATAGAAAAAAGCATGGATTATCAAATGGATTTTCTTCATATGGAACAATGGTTCATTCAATATTAGAACTATATTTTAACGAAGAGTTAGGTGCTAACGATTTAAAAGATGAATACGTTGAAAGATTTTCAGAAGAATGTTCAGAAGGTATTCAAATGTTAATACCTTCAAAGAATAATGACTTCTTTGAAAAGGATTTGACCGAACTATATTATAATGACGGATATAGATTCTTTGAAAACTTTGAAGGTTTTCAAGATAATTTTGGGAACAAAGACAAATATAAAGTTTTGGGAGTTGAAGAAAACTTTAACTTGCTAATAAACCACAAAGATAAACCCTTTATTTTAAATGGATTTATTGACTTAATTATAGAAAAAGATAATGAACTTTATGTCATTGACCACAAATCTAAAGGGAAATTTAAATCTGTTGGAGAAAAAGCAGAGTATTGTAGACAACTTGCGCTCTACTCTTTGTATGTTCAATATAAATGGGGTAGACCTGTTAAAGAGGCATGGTTTAATCAGTTTAGAATTAATCATATTGAAAAGTTTAAAATGACTGATGAAGTCATAGAAGAAGCGTTAGATTGGGCCGTTGATACAGTAAAGAACATTGAATCAGAATTTCTATGGCTACCAAATACTTCTGACATATTTTATTGCACTAATCTTTGTGATTTTAGAGATGAATGTGAATACTATGCAAAAGAAATTGAAGCAAATTAAAAAATAAGAGGTGGTTTTAATTTGGAAGAGATGTTAAAAAGAAAAAACATTAATGAATTAAAAAGTCCAAATGCAGAAATGGCAGTAATTAGTAGCATTATTAAAAAGCCAGTCCTTATTTTTGCATCAGAGGGTTTGACTTATAAACAGTTTTATGACAAGACCAATAGGTCAATATATTGGGCATTTACAAAATTAGTTACAGAAGGTGCAAAAGTAGACATAAAGCCAATTGATATTGCTGGCGCGCTATCTTCTACTGATGCAAAAACTGAAAATATTGATGATATTGAGTTCTCAATTATTGAAGATATCTTTGATAATGCTGACCTACTTCCTGAGCGAACCACCGAAGCCTTTAAGATGTCCAAACGCACTGTGCAAGATTATGCATTAAGAAGAAATACATATCAAGCATTAAAAAAATGCGAAGGCGGATGTTTTAATAATGATATTTCTAATATCTTAAGCACAGTCTATGATGAACTTGAAAAAGTTAGTCGTGACTATGCTATGATTAAGGATGTTAAAGAGTTTAAATATAAAGTAAAACCTCTTAAAGAGAAGTTGCTGAGAAGGCAAAAGGGCGAAATTAAATCTATCTCCATGCAAATCCCAGAACTTGACAGATATGTTCAACTTGAAGAAGGGGAACTTGTTATCATTGGCGCTGAACAGAAGGTTGGAAAATCAGCATTCCTATTAAGCACTACTGTATTTTTATTAAGACAAGGAAAAAGAATTGTTGTTATTGACAGTGAGCTATCGGATGAGTTATACTATATGAGGATGGTTGCACATGTTTCAGGGGTTGATTTTTCAGAAGTAAAAAATGGAACTGATGACCCAGAAAAATTAAAACGTATTGAAGAAGCCAATAATGAGATTGAAACTTTTAATTTCTATCATGAGTATGTTCCAGTATTTGACAATACGGAAATTATGATGTTAATTAAACGTTGCAACGCCATTGAAAAACTTGATTTAGTAGTCATTGATTACTTTAAAAACTCAACCGAAGGTGGAGCATTTGAGGTGTCTCAAGCTATGGGAAGAACTGTTGATATGATTAAGAATGATATTTGTGGGGATATGGGTATCCCCGGACTGGGTGCCGCTCAAATGAACCCAGATGGGAGTGTGGCGCTTAGTAAAAATATTGCAAGAAACACATCTACACTTATTACATTGGAGCGCAAAGCGCCAGAAGATATATTTAGAGATGGAAATTCGTGTGGAAATACTAGATTAAGGGTTGTGTTTAACCGTAATGGGGAACAACATAACTCTAATGAGTGGATTGACATTCAGTATGATGGCAATACTCTTAACTACCATCAGGCTCAAAATCAGCATAGGGACGAAAGAGACGAAGCAGACGATAACGGATTGCCATATTAATATGGCGGGGGTGAGCAATTGGATTACGAAGAATTACTTGAAGAAGTTGACATTTATGATTATGTTTCTCAGTATGTAGAACTAGAAGAAAGGGGTGGTGAATATTGGGGTTTAAGCCCTTTTAAAGAAGAAAAGACACCATCATTTTCAGTAGATACAGAAAAGCAAAGATTTTGTGATTTTAGTAGTGGATATAGTGGAGATTTGCTCACCTTTATAAAAGAATATCATCATGTGGATTTCTTGAACGCCATGCAAATGTTGATGAAATTTGCTGGGATTGAAGATACTGGTGAATATATCAGTCGGCCTAGCATTTTAAAAGAAATGCGGAAATATATATCCAAAAAGAAGAAAGAAAAAGAATATGTTTATCGTAAAATTTTAGACTCTTCTTGTATGGATAAGTATTGGGATGGCGAGGAAAAATTAATGAGTTGGATAAGGGAAGGTATAGATAGACAAACATTAAAGAATCATCAAGTTAAATATAACCCGCAAGACGATTCGTTAGTTTTTCCTCTATTTGATTCTAATGGAAATATTATTTCTATCTGTAGCCGCACATTATGTGGCCGTATACCAAAGTATATTTCTTATAATAAATATGATGGCGTTGATTTTTTCTATTGGGAATATCAGAACAGAAAAAATATTATAGATAAAAATGAGATAATTATTTTTGAAGGAGCCAAATCAGTCATGGTTGCTGAAAGTATGGGGTATAATAACTGTGTATCATCCCAAACAAATCACTTAAACGATGACCAACTAAAGATATTAATTCGGTTAGGGGTTCCCGTAGTATTTGCCTACGATAAAGGCGTTGATATAAAGCAAGATAAAAACATAATGAGATTGGCGCATTATACAAAAATTGAATACGTTCAAGATGATTGGTTTCTATTAAAAAATAAAGACGCGCCTATAGATTATGGTTTAGATATATGGAAATATCTTTATGAAAGGAGGAAAGTTTTGTGAGGATTATGTTTAAGAATTCTGGCAATCTTATTGATACGTACGATTATGAATTTTACGTTCCAATTGGTGGCGGTTTATCTGCTGTAAATCGTCGCAACAATACTATCATAGATTGTTTATCCAGTACTGACACCGGAGATTTTAATTCGTCCTGCGATTGGTTAATAGATTTATTTGCCGCAATTTTACAGGCTGACCAAGCCGAGTCGGTACACTCTACTGGAATTCTTGTCGATAGTGACGCAAATGTACGGCTTGTTAAACCGCTTGCGTATGAGGAATGTACTTTCGATAGTATAATTCAATACAAATAGTATGAAAAATATAGTTTTATAAGTAAAAAATAATACTAATAGTATAAGAAAGGGTCAATAAAATGGAAATTTTAATTAAGAACTTAAGAGGCGTGGAATTGCCTGAAAAATTTGATGTTGGAGATTGGATTGACTTAAGAGCCGCAGAAGATACTTCATTAAAAAAAGGCGATTTTAAATTAATTCCACTTGGTATTGCTATGAAATTGCCAGAGGGATATGAAGCGTTAGTTGCGCCACGTAGTAGTACATTTAAAAAATATCGAATTACTCAGGCAAATTCTCTTGGCGTCATTGATAATTCCTATTCGGGAGATAATGATGAATGGATGTTTCCAGCCATCGCCCACGAAGATACATTCGTCAAAAAGAATGAAAGAATCTGCCAGTTTAGATTGATTAAATCTATGGATAGTGTAGAGTTTAAAGAAGTTGACCATCTAGATAGCAAAGACCGGGGTGGTTTTGGAAAAGGAACTGAGAATTTAAAATGAATGGATTTATAGAATCATTTTTCTTTTCACTATTTATATTAGCAATTACAATCATAGAGAGTGTTGTAATTTATATTGGGTCTTCTTTTATTGTAGAGGCTATAGAGCTAAAAGAAAAAATGGGGGTCTTAGCTGGAGTTATTATTGCTGTAATAGGTGATATCGCAATGATTGGTACGTGGATTCTTATTTATAAAAATTTTCCATTTTGATTGGAGGCTCAATGAAAGAGAAGAGATTGAATTTTACACAATTAGTTAACCAATGTAAGGCAGATAGGGAATATATGTGGTATTGTAATGAACATAATCTGCCACTTGGAAAGGCTATATGTAATAAAAGTGGTATTGTTTTTGAAGTATATGTAAATGATAAAGACGGAGAGTTTCGTAATTTTGTTAAAGGAATTGGAAACATTCCTATCTTTTTCTCAAATTCAGATTATTTTGTGGAGGTGAAAGATGAGAGTAGTAAATAGTTGTTTGCTTCATTTAGAGATTGTAGAGGAAGATTCGACAGAAGAATGCGAAAGAATTATTAACATTATTAAAAATCGTCCAGAAGAATACAAAGAAGCCCTATTAGATGCAGTGTTTAGTTGCTTTGATGAAGAGGATTATTGCAGAGTGGTTAGCGCTAATACATCATTCTATGAGGATGGCGCTGAGGAACCGAAAGAATCATTTGACTTTGACTTTGAAGAATAGTATAATGACCTAGGAGGAAGTAATTTGGAATTAGAACAATGGATTAGCACAGAAATCGGAAAAGATATTTGGAAAAACAAGTATCAATATGAAAATGAAACTTTTGAAGAATGGAAAAAACGTGTGGCAGGGAATGGTAAAATTATTGAAAAGCTTATTGAAGAACAGAAGTTCTTACCGGGAGGTAGAATCCTTGCCAACAGAGGTCTAGCGGATGCCAAAAAACTAACATATAGTAACTGTTATGTAGTAAAAGCGCCAGAAGATAACATTGAAAGTATCTTTGACTGTGCACGAGATTTGGCAAGAACGTTCAGTTATGGCGGCGGTTGTGGTGTAGACATTAGTAAACTTGCTCCTAGTGGCGCTAAGGTAAATAATGCGGCCAAAACAACAAGCGGTTCTGTCAGTTTTTGTGATTTATATTCATTAGTTAGCGAATTAATTGCTCAGAATGGTAGACGTAAAATAGCTTAATTTAATCACCGAAAATATATAGAGTAGGAGATAATATATGGAATATAATAAATCAAATGGATATAACGATGAGGATATGTTTAACAAAATTGATACACCTGATAAGGCATATATTATAGGATATATGCTATCCGTTGGATGTATTTGTAGCGCTAACATTAGATTATCTTCACCATTGGCTTATAGGGAAATTTTAGAATATATTTCCAGAGTTATTGGAGGAGATAAATGTAAGGTTCTTACTGTAAGTATAGGTGATAAAAGATTTTTGGGAGCTATGTATGAGACAAACAACAAAAATATTATTACAGACGTTAACAAACATAGTGGAAAATCAGGCGACCGACATTTGCCTATTGTAAAAAAAGAACTCAAAAGATATTTATTGCTTGGTTTTTTTGATGGAAAAGGGTATATTGATTGGGGAAAAAGAAAAGATAGAAATAAAGTTTGGCAAAAGATTTCGCTTATTTCCCGATATCGCCTATTAGAGGGCGTTCAAAATATATTAATAGATGAAGTTAATGCTTCCTCAAAAATAAGACCAAAAGGAAAAGGAAAGCAATTTATTTTAGAAATTTCCAACAAAGAAGATGTTTTAAAATTTTTAGATTACATATATCCTAATGATTTATTTATTATATCTCATAGAAAATATAAAAAAGCTAATGCCCTGCGTCTTGAATTGGGTGAATTCAGGGAAGACCCAAGAACCCTGAGCGAAACTATATAATGTAAAAGGTATATAGGACGTGCAGAGACTAGTAGTTGAGGATAACAATAAGACTACATTAGCGCCCGAGCCACTAGATTAGTGGTAAGAGATAGTCCATATTGGGGGCATTGATGATTAGCCTTGATTGTAGCCATCCAGACCTTGAAGATTTTATTGACTTAAAATCAGAGGCTGGAAAAGTTACTAAGGCGAACATCTCAATTAAAGTAACAGATGAATTTATGAATGCTGTTATTAATGACGAAGAATACACATTAAAGTATTATCGTAAAGAAACAGGAGAAGAAATTACAAAAGTAATTAACGCTCAAGATGTATTTATGCGTTTAGCAGAGATGAATTGGCGGCAGGCTGAACCCGGATTATTATTTTGGGACAGAATTAATAACTATAATTTATTAAGTGAAGACCCTGATTTTGAGTATGGGGGTCTAAATCCATGTGCTAGACCAAGCTAAAGTGCTTTTTGGCGCATGTAAAACATCGGGCAATATCGGGGAAGACTAAGTTGAAAAATAAGTTAATCCCGAGATAATTTCTTAGATTGCGAAAGGCTAAGAAACATCGTAACGCATAGGTGGTGAATAAATATAATCCACCCACGAGTGTCCGAGATATGATTAGAGGTTTATTATGTTAATATACAAAGCAACAGACATTGAAAATAAAAAGGTTTATATAGGGGCTACAACAAAGAGTTTAGAAGAGAGAAAAAATAGGCATATAAAAGATAGCAAAAGAGATGGAAGAAACCATTATAGATTTGCCGCCGCTCTTAATGATAGAGAAAATAAATTTACATGGGAAGTATTAGAATATTGTAATACTGAAGATGACATGTGGAAATTAGAAGATTATTACATTCAACTTTATGAGTCAACAAATCCTGATAAAGGATACAATATGAATGGTGGCGGAAAATCGGGTAAAAAATCTCAAGAAACAAAAGATAAGATAGGAACAATAGGCAAATTACAATGGAATACAGGGAATTGTGCAAAAGATAAAATTGAAGCAGGTAGACAGAGGGCTATAAAAGTTTGGAAACAAAAATGTAAAGAGATGCGTATTGAATTTATATGTCCTGTTTGTGGTAAAAAACTTTTATTAACTAGAAGTGAATATCAAAAGAGAACTTATTGTTCCGTAGAATGTTCTAATGCTGACAGAAATAATGAAGTAGGAATTACAAATGCTAATATTGTAAATGATATTCTATATAAGAAAAAATGCGATACAGTAAAGTCTATCATTATTCTTTGGAAGTATAAATACAAAAATGACATAATAAATTGTAAAATGAATAACACTACCATTGTATTGAAACCCTTATGTGACGCATGTGAAAAGCTTGTTGGTATAAAAGATATAAGAAGCATAATAAAATGTTATGTTGGAAAATATATTTATAGAAAAAATTTTATTAACATAATAAAAGAATCATATTAAAAGATATGCTGAACTGGTCTGAATTGACAGAAGTATCTATTATATGGTAAAATAATAGTATGGAGGAAACTCCCAGAGATATAGGATAAAAAGCCTATATGATAACAAATGGAAGAGCCATTACCAGAAGGAGGTAGTTGTTTACTTGGCTCAATTAACTTGGCGCAATTTGAAAAAGATGGAAAAGTTGATTGGGATTCTTTGAAATTTACTGTCAAAAATGCAGTAATTTATTTGAATGAAGTTTTAGATGAAGGGTTGGAATTACACCCCCTAGAATATCAACGTGAAAGTGTAAGGAATTACAGGCAAATCGGCCTAGGAGTTATGGGATGGGCTGACTTACTGATTAAATTGAAAATAAGATACGGAAGTGAGGAGTCTTTAAAATTAGCTGATAATATTGGTGAATTCATCGTTTCATGCGCTCTCGAATCATCTATGGAGTTAGCAAAAGAATTCGGCCCAGCCCCGAGGTTTTCTGGCGCGGTGCTAGATTCTCCTTTCTTAAATTCACATGTAACAGACAAATTATATGAAGATATTCGTAAATATGGGTTGAGAAATTTGCAACTGTTGACTGTGGCCCCAACGGGCAGTACTAGCACAATGCTAGGTGTATCCGGTGGGATGGAACCCATTTTCGCCAATTCTTATATGAGAAAAACAGAATCACTTCATGGTCAAGAGTATTGGTATAAAGTATATACTCCAATTGTAGAAGAATATATGCAGGAAAATAATATTGATAATGAAGCGGATTTACCTAGTTGGTTTGTAACAGCGCCAATGATTCCGTATAAAGAACGTATTGCTATGCAGGCGGCTTGGCAAAAACATATCGATGCATCAATTAGCTCTACAGTAAATCTCCCTGAATATACCACAGTTAAAGATGTATTTAATTTATACTATGAGGCGTGGAAACAAGGTCTTAAAGGTATTACAGTTTATAGAGATGGCTGTGACCGGGCTGGCATTCTTGTAAATAATGAAGAAGAAGCGCCACCAAAAGAAGAAACTCGGCCTCTACAGGTGTTAAATCGAGGTGATGTTGTTCAGGTTTATGACGATGTTGTGGGAAGAAAACACAAACTCGTTACTGGTTGTGGTTCTTTACATGCAACCGCATTCTTTGACCCAGTAGATGGTGAACTTTGCGAAACATTTTTAAGCAAAGGCTCAGAGGGCGGCTGTAATTCTTGGATGGTATTTGGTTCTCGCATGATTTCCTATGCAATGCGCCTTGGTGGAACCGTAGAGGGAATCGTAGACCAAGCAAGGAGTTGTCCAAGTTGTGTCAGTTATATGGTTAGAAGAGGTACAAAACATGACGTTTCCCCGGGTAATTGTTGCCCTGCCGCTGTTGGGATTGCATTACAGGAAATGGCAAATCAAATCAAGGAAGAATTGATTGATGATGATTATAGCGAAGAAGAAATTGTGAATGAAGCAGTTCCTAGAGTTTTCGATATCCCAGAGCCACGCTGTAAAACTTGCGAAGAACAGAACGCCATGAAAGAATTAACTGATTTCCTTAGCGGTGTTACAAACCTAAAGAATGAAGTGGAGAATAGCAATTTAGGAATTTGTCCAAAATGTGGACAGAGAACCTATGTTGCGGAAGGTGGTTGCGGTCATTGCATTAACGATGATTGCGGCTATAGTGGGTGTGATTAATGGAATTAAACTTTGAATCAGGGGAATATACTAAAGAATTTGTGCTTGAGGAGTGTGGTTTTGCAATCACACTCCGAGAATTCTTAATGTTGTATAATTTTAGGAATTATATTTCTGATAGAGAGACAGAAGAAGGTAGGCAAGATTGCCTTCTTGTTCGTATTTATTTGACGGACTATAATAGCGAAAGTAGTAAGTGGCACCATTGGTTTGAACTTGGCATTAATGATTTTGACGTGTGTAATTTTGATGTCATAGACTATGCTTTTAACCCTAACTTATTGAACAAAATTGTGGATTCTGTTCGTGTCGATGATGAGATTGGAATACTTTGTATTCATTTAGTGTAGGAGGAACAATGAAGGTATATGATTTTGTGCAATTTTTAGAAGATGATGATAGGATTATCATACGAGAAGAAGTAGAGGATATTATGTTTGGCGCTTACACCTCTACTATATTAGACAAAAAGAAAAAAGAAATTGAATTAAAAGAATATCAAGATATTATTGGCAGAACTATTGAATATGTAGATTATACAAAGTGGGGTCATGTTTGTAATATTACATTGGAGGACGAAACTAATGATGAACAAAAAGAAATTCTCTGAATTTATTGATAATGTAAATCAACAAGTTGTTAATAATAAACATCAGCGGGATGAATACTTAGACATTGAAGGATATAAAGTAGAATATGATGGGAAAACTTATCATTTAATTCAGATTGATGACCAAAGACCTCATGACGAAATTTGTGATAACGATAATAAAAAGTTAGAATATAGTACTATAAACACTGTATTTCAATTGGTATACAATATTCCAGAAGATGACATCTGTAGAGAATGTAATTTTTATGCATTATCAATAAGAGATTTTACTCCTGATAAGAAAGTATATTTTCACGATTTAATTCCAATGATTAAGGTAAAAACTTACCATCCAGAAGTCGTCATTCCTCCACATGAAGAAGAAAATTATATTTTTATTTAGGAGTATTTCATGATAGTATGTGATATATGCCATAAAGAAATTGATGAGAAAGATGTGGAAAAGGTGGTCGAATACAAAGGAAAACAAACAATGAAAGCAGACCTTTGTCCAAAATGTTATGCTGAATTTGTAAATTTTGTATCAAAAAATTTTAACAGCGTTGTATATAAACTACGATAAATTTGCTAAACTTACTTTACGAATTGAAGCGGCGGATATAATAACTTGACAAAACCCCTTTTGAGTGATATAATAGATGTAGTAAATCACTTAGGAGGGGTTTTTATGTCAGATTTATTTTATGATTTATTAACGACAACACTTATATTCTTTATTGGTGTATGGGTTATTAAGATGGTATATGGTATTGATTTTGGATATGTGATTTCTGCATATTACATTGGCGCTGTTATCGCATGTCTATCTATTGCATCATGTCATTTTGTTTATAAAATAAGGGAAGATTATAAAGATGAAGAAATCAAGAAATCTTGAATATTGTATATATTTAACACCACAAAGAAAATGTAAAAATATAGAGCGCCAAAACAATGATTGTAAATGTTTGGAAGATATTTGTTGCTGGTCATGTCCAGACAAAATTTATGAACAATGTAAATCATTAAATCGTTGTTTAAAGGTTGAGGAAAAGCTGGTTGGAGGAAATAATGAGTAAAAAAATATACACTGTCTTTCATTCGCACGATACGTTGTCGAATCCTGTAGCTGGAATTGATAGCGTAACAAAGGCAAAACATTATGTAGAAAAAGCAAAAGATGATGGTATGGTCACACTTGGTATATCGAATCATGGCACTATCTTACAGTGGTATACCAGAAAAAAAATAATTGAAAATGCCGGGATGAAATATATCCATGCGGCTGAATTCTATCTAACGAACGATTATTCGATTGAGGACAAACATAGAGATAACTACCATTGTGTGTTAATGGCGCGTAATTATGAGGGTTTTAAAGAATTAAACCGTTTATTTAGTTTGTCATGGACAAGAGATAACCATTTTTACAATTCACCAAGAATTACATTTGAAGAATTGTTTAATACAAGTGAGAACATTATCGTTTCAACGGCGTGTATTGCCAGTCCACTGGCGGCAGAGATTAACCGATATGCTGTGAAAGATAAGAAAACGAAAGAGATTATTGGATATGAAACAAAACGTCAACGTATATTCGGGGACGATTTAGATGCATATAATAAACTAGTAGATAGTTACATAGATTTCCTGAGCGCCAATAAAGATAGGTGTTTTTTAGAGTTACAACATCATAATACGCCAGAACAAAGAGAGTATAATAAATTACTTTTAAATTTACACGATTCTTATAACATCCCGCTAATTACGGGAACTGATACGCATTGTTTGAACAAAGAACATGAGCGCGCCAGAAAGGTTCTTCAAGAACGGAAGAAGATTCATTTTGACGAAGAAAATGGTTGGGATTTGACGTGGAAAACTTATGACGAATTAATAATTTGTTACGAAGAACAAGAGGTCGTGCCAAATAATATTGTCGAAGAAGCTGTAGAAAATACAATGGTTCTAAGTGAAATGATTGAACCTTTCGATTTAGATGCTGAGTTTAAGTATCCAAAAATATACGATAAACCTGTTGAAACATTAAGAAAACATACTTATGATAGAGCCAAATCTCACCCTGTTTTAAATTGCCGCTATACTTTTGATGAATTAAAAAGCAGAATTGATAAAGAACTCGATACATTTGAAATATGTAAAGCTTCTAACTATATTTTACTTCAAGAGTATATTGCTGATTGGTGTAAAAAAAATAATATCCATATTGGTTTAGGTAGAGGGAGTTGTGTTGCTAGTTTAGTTCTTTACATACTAGGCGTAACAGAAGTTGACCCTATTAAACATAACTTAATTTTTTCACGTTTCATGTCTCCATCAAGAATCACTTTGGCAGATATTGATATTGATATAGGGTCGAAAGATAGGGACAAGGTAGAGGAATTTGTTGTAGGGAAACACTTAGAGATTGATGGGATTGAGTCGGCAGTTATTATGACTGAAAACACTATTGAGTTAAAAGGAAGTATTAAAGATGTCTGTGGTGGATTTTTCAACATGTATGAAAATGAACGAAAGAAAGGTACTCTCGACAAAGACAACCCTTACGTTCAGTATAAAAGATTTACTGTTCAATATGCACAAGAACTTTCGAACTCTGTCGAATATGACGAAGATAAAAAGCCTTATGTCCCACAAGACATCATTGATTCTGAGCCAGAAGTTTTCCATTTAGTTGACATTGTACGGGGTACATGCACAAGTGTAGGCGTACATGCGTCAGGGAAACTCGTAACGGATAGACGTATTGATGAAGTTATCGGAAGTTTTACAACAACTGATACGCCTTATAGATTAACATCGTTAAATATGGAGGAATTAGAAAGTCAATATTATGTAAAAGAAGATTTGCTTGGACTTAAAAATTTACAGCTCATTAATTCATGTTGTGAAAATGCAGGGATTGAAATTATAAAAGCTGATTCAATAGATACCGAAGACGGAAAAGTGTGGTCATCTATACGAAACGATACCACAGCAATTTTTCAATTTGAAAGTAACAGTGCTGGCGCGTTTTTAAAGAATTTTGCCTCTCCAACAACAGTTGCTTCTGCTCAAGAATGGAATAATAATTTCCGAATGTTGGATTGGGTAGCTATTGCGAACGCCGCCATTCGACCAGCGGCGGCCAGCTATAGAAATAAATTGGCCGCTGGTGAAAAAGCCAACAATGGGTGGGACGAAATTGACAAACTCCTATCGGATACTAATGGTTATTTGGTATATCAAGAACAGATTATGCAATTTTTAGTAAAATTTTGCGGATATTCAGAATCTGAAAGTGATGTGGTTCGGCGTAAAATTGCACATAAGGGTGGTACACAGGATATTATACCAGAAATAAAGAAACGATTTATTGAAACGGCTGTTTCAAAATATGACTTAGATGAACATCGCGCCATGGAAATTATTGAACCATTCTTACAAATTATTTTGGATGCTTCTCGTTATGCTTTTAATAAGAGTCATGCCATCGCATATACTTACACGTCATATGAAATCGGATATTTAAGGTATCACTATCCTTTAGAATTTATAACAGCCGCCCTAAATTCCTTTAGTAGTGACGAAGAAAAAACGAGCGCTATTATCCAATACGCTAATAAATTTGGTATTAAAATTAAGGGCATCAAGTTTGGATATTCTAGGGCTGAATATTTTTTCGACAAAGATAGTAAGGCAATTTATAAGGGTATTGGCTCTATAAAATATATGAATGCCGAATTGGCAGATAAACTATATAAAATGAGCCATAAAGGGTATATTTCATTTGCTGACCTATTAATTGACATGAAAAAGGAACGAATTGCAGATGTAAGGCAGATAGACGGATTAATTAAACTTGATTTCTTTTCTGATTTTGGCAATGCAAAGGAATTAATGAACATTAAATACGTTGTTGAAATGTTTAAATATGGAGAAGCCAAACAAATAAAAAAGGAAAAAATCCCTGAAGATTCATACTTATTCCCGTTGATGGAAAAATATGCAAACGGCTTTACGAAATCAGGTGGTGTTGCTAAATCCTACGATAATATTGATTGCATTAATGTTTTGCATGGCGCTGAAAAAGCAATAAAAGAAATGGGAGTTAATGATTTTTCTTACACAGAAAAAATGGCGCACCAACAAGAATTTCTGGGATACATTTCTCTAATAACCGACAAGGAGGAAGACCGACCAAAACTTTATGTAATTAAAACGATGAAAGCAATAGCGAAATCCACAGGAAAAATGTTTGGGCTAAGAATATGGTGCCGTTCTATTGGTAGCGGAAAAGAATCTATGTTTACTATTCCAATTAATGGAAGGTATGACCCTATTCAAAAACGTAGAGCGCCATCTCCACTCGAAAGTTTCGGAGAAGTTAAAGAGGGAGATGTTATTTACTGTAAAAAATATGATAAAAATAAAAAAGATGGAACTACGTATTATAATTTATTAGAGTATTCGATTTTGGAGCGACGATGAAATTTAAAGTTGATATTGGATTAAAAGGTGGGGAGGTTATATCCTTCTACGACTATTCAGATAATGTTGAAAATTTAATTGAGAAAATTCATGAAGGAACCACTCCGTTTGTTTCGTTTTATGGCGCTCATGATGGCGTTCGTAGAGATAACATTGTATGGTATAAAACATGGAGATTGGAAAACTCATGACGAAGAATAATGTCACGAATATTATATAATATTCGTGACACATTGGAATTGACATTGCGAAAAATGTATGGTATAATATGTTCAACAAATAAATAGGAGACAGAAATGAAGCGAAAAGTTTTATTAGTTGTGGATATGCAAGATGATTTTGTATATGGCCCGCTGGGAACAGAAGAAGCAAAAGAAATTGTTCCAAAAATTTCGGATGAAATCAAGAATGGTGGTTATGATTTAGTGGTATTCACAAAAGATATTCATGGGGAAAATTATTTAGATACTTATGAAGGGAAAAATTTACCCATTCGACACTGTATTCGAAATACCTACGGAAGTAATATTGTGGATGATGTTTTTGATTCATTAAATGCAGGGCAAGATTTTATTATAGTAGAAAAAAGTATGTTTGGTAACTATGAACTTCCGTATCTCATTCAAGAAAAATTAAAAGATATGAATGACTATTGTAGTAAAGAATGTTGCCTTAATTACTTTGATGATTGTCCTGAGTTTGATGGGTGTCCTATATTAGACTATGAGGTAAACGTTGTTGGAGTGTGTACAGATTATTGTGTTTTGGCAAATGTTATGCTTCTTTATTTTTACATTTGTTCTCCCAATAAAATTCGTGTTTTATCGACACTTTGTGCAGGTTCGACCCCTCAAAAACACCAGCAAACACTAGACATTTTGAAACACCTATTTATTGACGTTGTATAAAATGTTAGTTTTTACTAGAAAAAGGTGAAATTTGTATAGAATTTTAAATAATTAATAAAATAAGCACAAATGTAAACATGATAAAATTATAATAAGGAGTTATCATAACATGGGATTAAATCTAGTTCCACCATGTAGTTATCAAGGTGGAAAACAGAGATTAGCAAAACAAATAGTTGACATAATATATGAAGATAATAATATAACTGATGAAACACAATTCTATGATTTATGTTGTGGTAGCGGAGCAATATCTATTGGAATGATTAATAACGGATTTTGTGATTTTAATATAACAATGGTTGACGCTTCGCCTTGGGGTTTGTTTTACCAAAGAGTAGGAGATTTAACTTTTAGCACAGATGTTTTCAAACTTTATATTGATGACATCCCAAAAGATATTACAAAAATAAAAGACTACGCCGAAAAAATGATTAAAATGCAAGCAAATGATGGGTTATTTGATAACATGGTTTATAAGTTTTTAATACTACAGGCTTGTGCATTTGGCTCAACCGCAACATGGGTAGAGGATAATAAATGGAAAAAGTCAGGTGGTTTAAGAAATTATTGGATGCCAACTCCAAAAAGTAATAGAAGAAGCCCTGTAAACCCTATGATGCCAATGCCAAATACTTTATTTGAAAGAGTTGAAAATATATGCTCCTATATGGATGGTATAAAAGGTATCTATGGAAAAGTGGAAGATGTTGAGATATTAAATGGCTCTATAATTTATCTAGACCCACCTTACAAAGGGACTTGCGACTATGGCTATGATATAGATTATATGGAGTATATAAACAATCTATTGAACACAAAAAACAATATTAAAATATACCTATCAGAAGGTTACCCAATTTATAGCGCCAATAAACAAATTCTATTATCTACAGGAAGGCGAAAAGGGAATATTAGCGGCAATACTAAGAATAAGCCAACTGAAGAATGGCTTAATGTATTCTGTAATTAAAGCAATGATAAGGAGGAAGTTCAAATGGATTCACCAAAAAAGGAAAAATATTTTGAAGTTAATGTTCACAGCCAACGCACATTTATTGACGTTCAAAAGTCCTATGTAGTATCATATAAAAAACTAAAGAAGCTTATCAAAAATATGAGCGCCAATGATACAATTAAAATTAGATTGATGGAGGAAAGACAGTATGATTAAAGTGAACGGGTATCCTGTAAATTTTGAAACATTCCCGGAAGGGGAGTTTAGAATGAATAAATTCAAGGATATCTTTGCGCATAATAAGCAAGATAAAATTTCAATCGAATGGTTTTGGAACGGTGATAATAGCGAGATGATGGAATTATATTTCGTTGTCAAACATTTAAAAAAAATTAAAGGTGCTGGAACATGGTTCGCGCTTTACATGCCATACGTTCCATATGGGAGACAAGATAGGGTAGAGGATTCTGTAAATGAAATTTTTACATTAAAACATTTTGCAGATTTTATTAATTCGTTAGGGTTTGACATGGTACAAGTTCTTGACCCATATTCAGATGTTACGATGGCGCTGATTGATAATTGCACAGATGACAAAGCGCTAATTGTCAATATTATAAATGGCTTAATTGAGGATAATGAATATGACGCGCTCTTTATGCCAGACTTAGGTGCTCAAAAACGCTATTCAAGTTTACTTGCCTATCCAAATTTTTCAGGATATAAGGTAAGAGATTACGCTACTGGAGAAATTACAGGGTATAAAGTTTTAGATTATAAGAAAGATTATAAAAATATTTTAATTATAGATGACCTTTGTTCTTATGGCGGAATATTTTTAAGAGCCGCAAAGGAATTAAAAAAGAAAGGCGTGTCTAATATTGATATGTATGTTACTCATTGTGAAACAAATATTTACAAGGGGGACTTATTATATTCTGGTTTAATCAATCAAATTTATACGACAAACAGTATTATGCCAATGCAACCTATTGTATGCAAAGGTGGTCAAAAAAGTGTTACGCCTATTCAAAAATGCGCTATTTCATATTTTGAAGCATAGAATTTAAGTAAAATCATAAAAACAGCTTTTTTATAGAGAGGAGAAAATTTTTCACAGGATAAAGTATATGGCTAACAAAAATAAAACCGCTCTGAGAAAAAGCTGTTTTTGTAAAATAAAGGAGAAAAACATGTTTAAAACAAACCCATTGATGTTAATTGATTTTTATAAGGCTGTTCACGAAGAACAGTATCCAGAAGGAACCGAACGGATTGTTTCATATTATACACCACGCAAAAGTCGGCTAGATGATAAATATTGTTTAGTTCATTTTGGGCTACAGTATTTTTTAATTGAATATTTAATTGATTGGTTCGATAATGAATTTTTTAGAAAGCCAATTGATAAAATTAGAGAAGATTATGAACGCTATGTAGAATCATCTATCCCAGATGAAAACGAATTATTCCCAAAGATTGAAGCGCTACACAAACTAGGGTACCTTCCATTGGAGATTAAATCACTACCAGAAGGAACAATTATTCCAATGGGCGTTCCTTGTGTTCAAATCACAAATACCCATAAAGATTTTGCTTGGGTTGTAAATACCGTTGAATCATTGTTAAGTAATACCTTATGGCATTCACAAATTGCCGCATCAGTTGGTTATTGGTATCGCCAAATTGTTAATGAATATTATGACCTTACTGTTGATGATGATGTCCCACGCGCCAAAGCAATGAGTTTATTCTCATATAGAGGAGAAGAAAGCAATGAATCTGGTATTTTAAGTAGCGCAGGCTGGCTGACATCCTTTGTATTATCGGCTACCGTCCCGTCTGCTCAATTTATGGAAAATTATTATAATGCAAATGTAGAAAACGAAGAAGTTAATTTTGGTGCTGTTAGCACTGAACACTCTGTAATGTGTAGTAACTATGCGGTAGATGGCGATGAAATTACAATGGTAAAACGTTTGTTAAACGATATTTATCCAAACACCTCATTTAGTATGGTAGCGGACAGTTATGATTATTGGAATATGGTTGATAATATTTTGCCTCAATGCAAAGAAGATATTATGCGCCATAATGGAAAGATGTCAGTAAGACCTGACTGTTATGACGATAAGACGCAGATACTGACAGATAAAGGATGGAAGTATTTTAGAGACTTAAATACCGATGATTTAGTGGCACAACATGATTTTAATAATAATATTTCATTTGTTAAACCATTAAAATATGTATCGCAACAATATGATGGTGAAATGTATTATTTTGAATCCAAAAAAAATAAATTAAATATTTGTGTCACACCAAATCATCGAATGGTGGTTGATAAAAATAAAGAAATAACTATTGAATATGCAGAAAATGTAAAATATTATACAGGGAAGAATATGCTTGTTGGTGGGAAACTTATAGGTGAGTGTAATAAATTATCACCATATGAAAGATTAATGATTGCATTTCAAGCAGATGGAAGATGTAGAGGTATTAATAAGACAGAGCAATTCGAGAAAGGATATACTTTGGAATTTTCGATAGCTAAAAAAAGAAAGATAGAAAGGTTAGAATCTATCATAAATGAATGTGGGTTAGAATATAAAAAAGTTCAGACGGAATCAGATAAGATGTCAAAAAAGAATAAAAATTGGAAAGATAGATACACTTTCTATATAAAAGTATATGAAAAACCTTATAAGTATTTTTCGGAATGGATAGATTTAACAAATAAATCATATTTATGGTGCAAAGATTTTGTAGAAGAAGTAGTATGTTGGGATGGCTCTATAAGAAAAGACTTAAAAGAATATTACACCTATTACAATACTAGCAAAGAAGATGCAGAACTAGTTCAACTAATTGCCGCATTGGCTGGATACCAAACCACTTTCAATGAACGTATTGATAATAGAAAAGAAAGATATAAAAATACATATGAAGTAAGTATTAATAAAAAAAGAAATTGTATTGGAGGGGATTCAATCAAAAAAAGTGTATGTTATTACAAAGGATTAGTATATTGTGTGCAAGTTCCTACCGGAATGCTAGTATTAAGAAGAGGTGGCCATATTTTTATTTCAGGAAATAGTGGTGACCCGGCGGAAATTGCAGTGAATACTGTTTTTAGATTGTGGAAAAACTTCGGTGGAACTGTTAATTCGAAAGGATATAAGGTTTTAGACCCCCATATTGGTGTAGTATATGGTGATTCTATTACACTTTTAAAAGCGAAAGAAATTTATTATTCCCTCGAACGACTAGGATTTTCCGCCAATAATGTATCTCTTGGCGCTGGCTCCTTTAGTATGCAGTGTCTCGAAGAAGTTGTTATAGAAGAGCCTACTAAGTTTGAGACGCAAGCACTCCAACCATTTACTAGAGATACATATTGTAGCGCGGTGAAAGCAACTTATTGTGAGGTAAATGGCGAACCTATTCCTATTTATAAAGACCCCAAAACAGATGATGGCCATTTTAAAAAATCACATAAAGGGTGTTGTGTTGTAACCGAAAAAGCCGATGGAGGTTTGATGTGTATTGATGGATTAACTTATGAAGACGCATGTTCATGGAAAGGGAATTTATTAGAAACAGTATATCAAAATAGTTCTATGGTACGTCGTGATTCTTTAAGTTATATCCGAAATAGATTGCACGAAGGAAAATTCTAATTGACAATCTTTGTATAATGTGCTATAATGTAGAAAAGGAGGAATGTAATTATGACTAACAAATCACCACCTCTAAAATCTTTAAAGAAAAATTAAATATAAAAGGAGAAAAGAATGCAGATTATTTTACTTATTTTGGCAATTATATCAGTTGGCCTTGGTGTTTTTAACCTGTTTAAAATTAATAATAAATTAAGACGGTTGGATTATAATTATATTGGTTTGCCAGAAGAAAAAGAAAAAGAAATAAATAACATTAAAAAATTGGGTTATAAAAAAGTTAAAATCTTTGGGATTATTGGGCTTATCCTAATTGTATTATCACAAACTATTGTAGTTATTAACACAGGATATACAGGGGTAAGAAGAACGTTTGGACAAATCAGCGAAGAACCCGTTCCAAACGGATTCAGTTTAAAGGCTCCATTTGTTCAAAGTGTAGAGCCAGTAAATAACAAATTGCAAGATAGACTTGTGGCAACAGAAGACCAGATTTGGGGAGAGACAATTAATCGTACTGCAATTTGGTATAAGGACATTACTGTTACCTACAGAATCTTACCAGAAAAATCAGCATGGATTTATGCTAACGTAACAAATTATAAAGATAATTTAATCACAGATTCTATGGTTGCATCTTCTATTAAAAGCGCCAGTGCTACACTGGAAGATGCTCAGGCTACGAATCGTGGGAGCATTGAACCATTAGTAAAAGATATGCTACAAAAAAGCGTAAATGATAAATATGGAAAAGATGTAATTGAAATTAATAAAGTAGTTATTAATGGCGCGGATTTTGAAGAAAGTTACAAAGAGGCGATTGCAAACAAGCAGAAAACCCAATTAGCATATGAACAACAGCAAATTGAAAATCAGAAAAAAATTGAACAGGCAGAAGCGGACGCTCAGGCGAAAATAAAAGAAGCAGAGGGTGAAGCAGAAGCTAATCGCAGATTAAATGAATCTATCTCAGCAGAAGTTTTACAAAAACAAAATTTAGATAACCAAAATAAAATGTTAGATAAATGGAATGGTGAACTTCCAAAAGTTAGTGGGAGTGGCACACTGATGGATATTTCTAGCATTGTCAAGTAAGGTTGAATAGGAGATTAATATGGATACAAAGAAAACAGTTGATAAATTAGTAAAAAATATCCAGAAATACTTCAAAGATAATGGAAGAAAAACAGCCGTTATTGGTATTTCTGGCGGAAAAGATAGTTTAGTAGCGGCCATGTTATTAAAAGAAGCTATTGGCGCTGAAAATATTTTAGGTATTTTATTACCTGAGGGTAATCAGAAAGATATCAATGATGCAAATCTTGTGACTAATTTATTGGGAATTAAACAAAGTTCATTCAATATTCTTCCGTTAACCGCCGCGCTACCAAGTATCAATCTCAATGTTATGATGCCAGAGGGCAATGTTGAAACGGTTATGTTAGAGGAACAGTCAGTTATTAACGCAAAACCACGTATTAGAATGGCTGTACTTTACTATTTTGCACAATCTTTGGAGGACGCAGTTGTTGTTTGCACCAGTAATGCGGCTGAAAATTATGTAGGGTATACTACAAAGTTTGGTGACACTGGCGATATTTGTCCACTGCGAGAACTTTATGTAGATGAAGTATTAGAAATTGGAGAATACTTAATTAAAAAATATTTTGAAGGTGAATATGAATACATTCAACTTACAGATATTTTAAATAAAGCGCCAAGTGATGGTATCCGAGGAAAAGCGGATGAAGATGTTTTAGGTTTTACCTATGCAGAAGTTAAGGATTATTCTTTAAAAGGAACCTGTGGCGATAAGAAGAAAGACGCTTTAATTAAGGATGCTCATGATAAAACTGAACACAAGCGTAAACTTCCTGTTGTCATTGGCGCGGGTATTAAGAGATGAAAATAATAGACCAAAGTAAAAAATTAATGATTGACACTAACGCTTTTTATATCTTTGTCAAATCATTAGATGGCGATACATTTCATGGGGTTTTTGCAAAGCCAAACGCTAGTGAACTAAATACCAATACCTACGATAGCTTTTCTTTAGGAAGATACGAAAGCGAAGATGATGCGTTAAAAGAATTTCAGAAGATTGTTTCGGCAGAAAGTGTTGGGGCGAACTTGTTTAACATGAAATAAAAGGAGAATAATTATGATATTTTTAAACATTGATGAAGAAGAAAATGGTAATGTAGAGTATGGAGGAAGTCCAGAAAATATTTTGAATGAATATTTTGATTTAACTGCTCGACTTTTCCATCTATTCTTGAAGGATTGTTACGATATTATGAGCGAAGAGTCATTGAAGAAATTTTCTGATAATATTTCTAATGACCTTTCATCACTTATTTTTAACGCATATGAGGATGTTATTAATGGCAAAGAATATGAAGATGATGAAGTGGAAGATGACAGCGAAGATGAGGTTCAAATTGAGTTTGTATTTGAATAAGTAAAAAATAATTTGACAAAGCCCTCCAGAAGTGATATAATACAATTAACAAATTACTTAGGAGGGCTTTACTATGAGTAAGGTATATGAAGTATTAAAGGACTTTTTGACAAGAGGAAACAAAGAATTTGAAACAGGACAGGAAATTTATGACAGTGAGACGGGCCGTATTGGATTGGTTGAATTTTTTGATACAGAGAGAAGAAAAATGAAGGTGCGCCATCGTCATAATGTAACATGTGAATATAGCGGGGCTGAAATCAATCGTTTCAAGCCTTACTTTGGGATGTTAGACCCATGCAAAGATGGCGGTTATGAAGACGGCTATATTGACACTATTTATGATAGTGAAAATCAATGTGATAGATGTGCATTTATGGAGGTATAGTTATGAGAATAAGAGATGAACTTGGCGATGATGTTGTAAGAACAATCGCAGAAAGATATGGTATTGGCGTAGAACTTAAAGATTACAGAAAGGATAAAATCTGGTATCTATCCCACCCGCTTACAACATGTGGCGATATGAAAGATAATTACGAAGATGAAAGGGTGGTAGCCGCATTCTTATATGGTGAAAGGTTTGAACATTTAGTTCGACCTTTAGATTTGTTGCCAGAAGATAGAGAAAAAAGAGAGTGCGCTAGGACGTGGCATTTACTACTACAGGCTTGTGATGGTATTATTTTAAGTGGTGAATGGGAAAATTCAGAAGGTTGCCTTGCGGAATATAGAATGGCCAAAGTATTTGGAATGGATATGATTTATGTTTATCATAATGATGGATTGATAACATATACATATTCTCATAATATGGAGGACGCACTATGATTACAGCAGAAGCGGCAAGAGAAATGTCTAAAGAAAATCATCAACAAAGAATTGAGAAGTTTAGAAGGGAAACAAAATCTAAATTTACCAAAGAAATTCTTTATATAGAATCAGAAATAACGCAAGCGTGTAGAGAGGAAGAAAATAACTTTGTCGAAATTCCATTAGATGTATTATTCCCTTATGGTATAAAACATTGGTGGGCTGATTCTCGACCAAATATAGACGCATCATCTTTGTTGGAAGATTCAAGTACAATTCAAAATTATGTGAATTCGTTTGGATATAAATGTTCTATACTTGAAAGATATCAAGAACCAGTTGGCTTTAAACGTTTTATTATGAAAATTGAGTGGTAATAACATGAAGACATTAAGAAAATATATGGGCACTTATAGGATAATTGCATACTACGCATATGACACCAAGAATAAAAAATATTATTTTCTTTCTTCTAAAGATGGAATTGGGGAAGAAGATTATTGTATTCCTCTAAAATTAACACCAAAACTCAACGATTGGTTTGCGATGTCAAACTTATCGGTGGATGGAGACTCTTTATATATTTATATCCCAAGTTTAAAAAAAGGATATAAAGTTCTAAACGATTTAAAGAAAACATGTGGTGTGTTAAGTTATGAAAGTAGTAGCGAAGAATATATTATTCACATTCCAATTGATGCGTTAGATAATCCAGAAGTAGTAAAAATTTTACAACCTATGACTAGAGGAAAGAAACTGGGGCCGAAAGACAAAAGAAATCTTCCAAAAATCAATTAAATCTTGTATTTACATAGCACTTAATTTAAAAATAAGGAGACTTTTTATTCGCGCAGGTATAAGTTATAGACAGCCAAAAATAAAACCGCTCTGAGAAAAAGCTGTTTTAATATGCATAAAAAAATGGGGCTTTATGCCCCATTAATTATATGTTATATCTTCGTCAAAGAATACTAGCGGTACAATTATCATTCTGGTGTCATATCCAGAGTTAACGCCTGCAATTGTACAGGCCATATTATAGCTGATACCACCTTGACATCCACTTACACCATCACATGTCGAGCCATTCCCATATTGCCAACCTACTCTCGCAAAGACTTTATCTCCCGCTTTCAGTGGGACGATATTATGAACGCCCATGTCAATATTATTTCCGTAATTATGCGACACACGTCCACTCAAAAAAGTACAATTACCATTGTCTGGATTTTTATTTACTCTTAACCACGCATAACTATTTCCATCTACATTTCGATTACAATTCTTCGGGCCAACTCCGGCCTTCCTATCAACAATAGCCGTATAACATGAGATATCATATAGGCCATCTCTATAGATATAAAAATAGGTATTATCATAATATCCCCATCTTTGAGATATAGGAGATTCATCTTTATCGAATGGAATGTTAAAAGCATCCGACTCGCTTTTATTATTAGACATTGCTCTTATCATTGGCGCGTATCTATACACGTTTTCCAATGTCGTTCTAGGATAGGTTATTTCCCATTGCGAACCATTATATACTTCTTGTAAAATAGTATTTGTTGGTAATGGTAATTGCGTATTAGGATTAGTTGGATGTGATGGAACTGTAGGAAAAGCATTTCCCCATGGGCCGACTGGATTTGGGTCACATGGTGGAACGTAAGGTGGTATACCTGTAATAGCCCAATTACCACATGCAGTACCATCACCACTAGATGATAAGCATCCGCTTACTCCTATATTTCCTTGACCGGGCCAATTTAACCAAAAATCAATATTGGTTCGAATAAAATTATCTCCACCTTGAGGACAACCGCCACCTCTACAATCAAAAGGTGGGTGAGAAACGCCAATGTCATATCCTCCAATATTGAGGTTCCCAGACATTGCATCGCCTTCCCATGAAATTCCATCAATTAAATTCCATGCACCAGTGTTGACATATCCTGTGATGTGAACATTCGTATCGCCGGGGGTTGTTGAACGGTCTGCCCATAGTTCAAATTTATATCCCCAATAATGACCACTTCCATGGTATAGAACTAATTCACCACTCGTATAAGCCATAATTTACCTCCTTCTATAAGTTTGCCTGTAATAAGAATAATTCCATGCCACCATTCTGATTCATACGTGAGAATGTTTGTGATTCACTTTGAAGCGTCATATAAACATTGTCACCAGCCTCTAATGGTGTTATGCTGTATACATTAAGAAAACTAGAAGGATGCCCATAGGTAAATCCATCACCGGGATTATAACCATCCATATTTCTGCTCATTTGCAAACTTCCAGCCATTGATTCAGCTAGAGCCACATTATTATTTTTTCTTACTGCTAAATTATAATTATTATATGCTTGGTCGGAAACATACATTCTGGCGCTTACTGCATAAATACCAGCTTGTTGTATGGTTACGGTGCCGTTACTGTTCCACGTTAAACCACCTTTAGCAATAATATTTCTATTAATAGGTATTTTATATACACCAGCAATTGTTCCTACCATTTCACTTTGATTTCCAGAAAAATAGGTTCTACCTTTAACACATGCATCATATGTTTCGGGATAAAATTCATTCCATATATCATTCTGGTAATACGATTCTATTGTATTGTATTGACTCATTCTATAATTACCCCCAAAACTTGGTATCAAATTGGTACGGCTTTAAACAAATGTAAGTTTGACTACTAGGATGAATCCCTCCACCGGGATTAATAGAAGTAGCGCCACGTACAATATCTCCTACGTTTAGATAGTACATTCCACCAACAGTTACCATTACAACCTGACCAGAATCTAGAGCATTTGCGTAATTTTCTGCCAGCAATAATTCGTTGTTAGAGCCTCTTCTGGCTCTTAAAGAAACTGCAAATTCATATCCTTTTGCTTCTCCGGGAGCATAAAAGAATATATGACAATTATAAAACCCCGCTCTGTTAATTAAAATACTTCCATCTGATTGTTGTGTAGCCCATGTAGGATTAGTGTCCCAATTTAGTTTGTTGATAAATGGAATTGTCCCGGAAATATCAACACCTCCGGGAATCCTACGCGCATACACTCCCATTGTATCTAAATTATCATATCTAGTAACAGGATAAAAATTAACATTTTCTGTGGGGCTAACATAATAACTTCCTATTACATTATATTTTGCCATTAAGAGGACACCACCTTAACAACCTTAAACCATACATCTTTTGCCAAAGGGTTTGTAGGTGGGGCTAATTCCGGTGATAATGTAATGGTGCTACCAGCACCAGTTGCGGCTTTACCATCTATAAATAATAAATAAACTGCACCGTCTTGATTAATTTGGAACGTACATGTTTGATTTGCCTTAATTTCACCAGCAAATAATCCTCTATAAAAACCGCCTGTAGCGCCAGTACCTATACGAATTTGTCCATAATTAGACCCATCTATAGTAATAGTGTCGTTGCCTGTTGAAGCGTTTGCAAAACGTGCAATAAACATTATCCCATATTTATTAGCGCCAGAACGTCTAGTTAATGGAAACTCTCCCAATGTAACAGAATAGGCGGCACCTGATTTAGATGTTGCAGTAGCATAATAAACTTGACGTGGTGTTACTGGATACTGAACTACCCCAGTGGTGCCATTATATATGCTCACTTCGGTATAACTTTGAGTTGTAGAAGCCCATGTATATAGTGAGTTCCACAGCATATCTCCGCTTTGACTATTAGCCGGGAATGATGCCATCCCATAATTATTTGTAAAATATGAAGCGTGTGCACTAGCGCCATCGACACTAATTAATCTTGCTATAGATTTAACTAGGTCTACATATAAAATAACGGCGGCATTCGCTGGAATATCACCAGCCACCAAATCCGCACGATAGGATGGTTTAATTAATATACCTGTTCCGCCATTAATCGCCACCTTTTGAGCCGCGACACAAGCACTTGGGGCTTGAAATGCCACCAACATAGGTCTGGTATAATGCGCATAGGGAACTTTAGTCGGGATATTATAAACTCCGCTAGTATTCGTAACCGTATCAGAAGGTGTTACAACTTCAAAGGGTGAGTGAAAGTAGAGGTAATCATAGCCACCTTCGGTATTATATCTTGGTAATATTTCTCTTACTGCCATATTTTCCTCCTTTATACTTCTTGAAACCATGTAGTTCCGACGATTGGAAATGGTGGATAATCAATCGGTGTTGGTTCAGTAGCGCCAACCTCTACATGTTCTCTTCTCACTCTTACTAACTCCATCCAATCATCTGGACTTTTGGTTGGCTCTTTTCTAGTATTTGCTCTACGAGAAACAAAGAAAGAGTGTGTAAAGAAGTCTGTATTTCTTAATGTTTTGTAGTCATAACTGACAGTATCTTTTTCAGGATATTGTGCATTAGAGTCCCAATAATTTGGTTCTAGCGCTAGCGAAATCCCTAAAGAATTGTCACCTATTTCGCCCTTCAATTTAAGCTGTAACCAATAGGTTTCATTTGTTGGAGGCGTTCCAATAGGCGGCCTGTTATAACAAAAGTACCAGTATTCACCATCAAATACTGATTGAAATTTTTCATATTGACGCAACGGATTGAATTCGTTAAATATTTGATATTGGTCAATATTAGTTTGTAAAATTTGAAGGTATTCTTCCATCTTCTGAATATAATCTTGGTCATATTTATTTTCCATGAAAAGAATGCCTTCTTTAATCTGATTAAAAATTGTCTGTGTTAATTTTTTAGTGAGAAGCGCATCGGTTGTATCAATAATACCAAGCGCTTCATCATAATTCTTTTCTTCCTTCCAGAGGTTAATAAATTGTTTTCTGGTAGGTTCATCAGGATAATGAATATCCTGACTCCTAGATATATTTATGGTATTAGGGTTAGGCATTATTGACCTCCTGTTAATGTTGGCGCTACTTGAAACCAAATTTCGCCGGGTTGTTGATTAATAGGTTGATTAGCTTGTGATGGATATGGAACAGGAGAAAGCATCATTAATAACTCCCAAAAAGGAGAACCATCAAATGGTGCTTGTGGTGTTGTATGGTTTTTAATACAACCCCATACCATATTGTGGTATGTAACAACATCTTCCTCTGTATAATCCATTTGGTCGCTCCATTCCCAACGGAATGTTAGGCCATGCCCACTATCGCCTTTCTTACCAACAATTGTTAATGGTTTCCAAAAATTTGAATCTAATGGGGAGGTTCCTCGTGGTGGGTCGGATATGGCTAGGAATAGAAGCAAGTTAGAGCCAACCGGGTATCCCACTATGTTATTTTTATAATATAATGTAATTGGGTCATAACTCCCCATATAACTAAATCTATTTACAATTGCAAGCCACTCTTGCTGTTTTTGCTCTGTATAATCCTTAATATCATTTTTATAAAAACGTTCAAGCGCCAATATACAATCCCTGAACGTATTCATATCTTCTGATGAAATCAATTTCTGGTCTGCATTTGCAATAGAGCCGAGCGTTTTATTTGCATTAGCAAAATCGCCAAGTTGCATATATGTTTGATATTGAGAGATTAATCCACCATCTTCTGGTAAAATATCAAGTTTGTTTGCGATAACATCAATGATATTAGGGAAGGTGGTGTTACCTAAATCTGGATAGTATTCACTCATATTAATCTCCTTATAATTTTGTTATTTGTAAATTTTTAATACCGACAACAGGTTCACCACTCCATTTTGTTGGGCCGTTAGTTGGGTCATCAATGTCTAATAAACCATTTGACCATCTAAAAGATACCATATAGTCATGAACAAAAGTTCCCGGATTCAAAACAGATTCAATATTAATTCCAGTAGTAAATGTCAAAGACAACGTAAGTTGATTTGGCACTTCTGCATAAAAAACAATACTATTATCTCCCGGCAGAATATGACTATACCAATAGCAATCCACCGACTCTTGTGACCTAAATTCTACAGGTTCTACCCACATTACATATGGAAAGCGTACAAAATATGGAATTTCCATATGCATTGTTCTTTGAAATACCGAACCGATGGCCGCTCTACTCCAATCTTCTCCATTTTCTGGAATGACTAAATGACCTCCGTTATTTGTAGAATCATTTATGTCTTGTTTGTAATAAGCACCAGCCCATGAACATGCATCGTTCTGAACAGTGACATCAATCCTATATTTAGTGTTATCTTCTAGTGTGAAGGGTAATGAGTTCGCATACCAATCATTATTCGAGGGTAAGCCATCCCAAGCGATTCCTTGTCGAAGTGTCCGCCAGCTGCCGACATCTAGGATAGTGACCGGGCCGGGCATCGTACACTGGCAATCAGAACACCCAGTGTTTACTGCATATTTTGTAATCATATCTGTCGATAAAAGTGCTCTTTTAACAGTTACGTCAACTGTATCTGTCACGAGGTCATTTACAGTGACTGTAACCGTTGTCGACCCATCAGATACTCCTGATATGTTTCCATTATCATCAACACTTGCAATGTTAGGGTCTTTGCTTTCCCATTTTACAGTTTCATTAATAATAGTAGAAGGAGTTAACTGAATTCCCGGATTAACTGTTTGATTAGAATCAATGGTTAAGTTTTTGCTCCCATCTCCAATAACAACATCACGTACATTAACTTCATTTGATTCGAGTGGATAAGGATATGCAGGATAATATTTAACTGCTGTTACACTCATTGTCGAATCAGGTTTTAGTCCATATGAAAAACTTTTAATGAGATAATAACCATCTTCTCCTATATTTGTTTCATGATACTCCATTACAATATTAACATCGAGCCAATATAATGGGACACATTCAAGTGTTAAAGTGTCATTCATTCTACAATGTAAGTATAGCTCATATTCCGCACGTTGTCTAGCTAAATCGTCAGTCCATATGTTATCATATTCTCCACCAGAACAAACCAATAAAATTTCTCCCGCTGGATTTTTAATGTAGTAAGGGCTATCAGGGTTATTGTCCTGTGCTTCTCCATATGTTTGTTGATGCCCTAAAAACAAAGCATGTGTTTCGTCAATAGTACGCGCCACATAATAAACATCCTCTGTTGTAGGGTCAAGTACAGCCGCGCTACCATCCTCATTTTCTAATCGCATAGCGGGATACTCATTAATTTGTAGGTATGGCTCTGCTACTGGTTCACCAACAATAAAGCCAATTGATGTGTTTGGTTCTAAAGGTTTCGTTAAGGATTCTATGGTACACTTGTATGTATTACCATTAAGAGTAGCTTTATCAGCCCACTTGTAAGGGTCGTGAGATTTTCCAAATACCATAATGCGATTTTTAACATTTTCAAAATCTACATTAATAGTATGAGAAATTACCACATTATCCCATGTAGTGTTATCTATCATAACAGGTTCATTGTGGCCCGTTGGAATAGGTTGCCAATGAAATATACCTTCAACATCAAAAAAGAATTCCCAATTTGGAGTAATATCTCTAATTTGAACCAACAAATCATAAAGTGTTGAAGATTTTTCTACCTTGATTTCATATGGTGTAATTTGAGAACTTTCTGCAATAATAAATCTTCTGAATGGTGTAAACTGTGTTAACAAGTCTTTTACAACATCACGCACTACTGAACCTTGTGGAATAACCATTGGAAGTCCGGGAAGGTTGCCATTTCTTAATCCAGTTATTTTAGCCATCAAATCTAGCCCTGTAATTGCAACCGTATTAGTGGTTGCATTATAAGTTATATTTGGCGCGTTAATTAAATAGATTCCTTGATTTGTCCAATTTATTTCACCTGTGGCTATATCTGTAATACCAATATAAATTTGAAAAAATTTGTCAAGCCAAAGTTCTCCACCAACTGTAATTTCATCACTTGCATCTTCGATAACCATAGTAACATTAGCAGTCCTTCGAATGTCTGCATTAGAGTCAACACTAATATTACCATCAATAATTCTACCTTCTAAAGAATTTACTGTTTGATAATTAAAATTAAGCAAGTTTATCTTACACCATAAATTTCTTATTGGCTGTTTAGCGGTATTATAATCAGTTGCTGTGATATTTAATGCCATTTTATGTTCTCACTTTCGGTGTGACTGGCGGCAATAATCCAGTTGAAACAAGGTCTGATTCACTATCGAAATCTCCAAGTTCAGCCCAATTGGCGCTAACACTTGCAATACCCATGCCTATTTCAGAAGTATAGCTTACTGATGGGCTATCAATAATGATACAGAGCCATACATTACCATTCCAGTCTTTCAATAATTTTGCTCTTTTGTTTGTTAAGAAATCAAGAATATCTTTTCTAAATTCTTGTTCTTCAAATCTATCAAGGATTCTATCCTGCAAATATTGTTTGGATGTAACCGTTCCTTGAAAACTACCTTTGCTATATCCTGTAAGAGCATTAGATACGACAATAGGATATTTTGTTGCTAATGGTTCAAATATTCCAGTACGTTGAACAACTTCCGTTTCTCCATAAGAGACACCTGCGTAAAATCTAAAAATTGTATCATGGTCGCAAATAAATACGCCGTCAAACCAAGATTCTACTGTGTTAATAGCGTAATCTCCCTCAATGCTATTTGTCATTGGTATAATAGCGTACTGATATTCAACCCCATGTTGATTGAGCATATCAACCTCGTCAAACTTAAGGTCTTCAAATGTATTTACTGGCACATCAAATAAAGTAATCCAGTCAAATTCTCCAACTTTACGGCGTTTAACACGTAGTGAGGTTACATTTGCAAAAATATCATCAATATTTCCACCTTTAATATTACAATCAAAGTTCGCATTTAATATGGTAGAATAATCCCACATAAGTGGTTTTTCTGGGCTACATTCCTTATCTGTGCTTTGGTCAATATTTAAATGGTCAAATATACCATTTTGAACCATAGTGTAAGTAATACCATTTAAATCTGTTGGAACAGGGTCAATACAATTAATATCTTTGCAGAAATTATAACTACAAAATCCTATCATTTATACCACCCCCAAATTTTCAACCCTTAGGTCAAATAAATTATCAATTCTTCTAGCCCAAATAAACACCTGTTCATTTGTAACTGCCGGAATTAAATTTGAATAAACAACATGTGGTGTTTGATTTCGATACCACACTTTCATTTTTACAAAACTATACAATTGTTGGTCAGTTCCACCTTGCCATGATTCATTGTAGGTAATCTCTAATCTTTCGGGGTTTCTGTCGGTGCTATTTGGTGTCCATTGAACAAATAAAGGTTTATTGATGTTGTATTCACTTCCCCATATTCCAATAGTCCAATTTCCATCAATCCGATATCCTTCGTCCCACATAACCCAATAACCATCAGGTCTTGCGTCTACCTTAGTACAATCATCAATATATACAGGTGGGGATGGGTTGGATTTACCATCAATAATTGCCGCATTAGATGTAATTCGAATATATCCCTCACAAGCATTATTTTCTAATTGTAATACGGCAAATTGTGAAGGCCTTTCGTAATCTACAGTAAAAGTAATTGTTTCACTTTGTACTACAGTTCCGTTAATAGTAGCGCCAACAACCTGAATGCTATAGCTGGAATTATCGTCTAAACCTTCAATAAGATAACTTCCTTGAAATGGAACTATGGGACTTCCCGGATATTGTGAACCACTCGATGTGAGTAAGTGCCCACCTGAATCATAAAGTCGCACTTCCCAAAAATCTAATGCTTCTCCCTGCGCTTGATTGTAGGTGAAATCAAAAGAATATTGGATATTGCGGATTACTCTATCAACAGGTATGTTAGTAAAATCTAATGTTGGTACGCTATAGCACCAAAATTGTATAGGGAGACTTAGTGCGCTTGTTGCGCCTTGCGCATTGAATGTCTGTACTTGCGCTGAATAATACTTACCATTTTGCATTCCATTTGGCGGAATAACTTGGTGTTCATATTTAAATGTGGTTTGCGTCTGGTCATACACAATATTATTAGTTTCTTGGTCACGGATGACCAAGCGATTTTGAACCACTTGGTCACCACCTATGACATTAAACTGGAATGTGTGAACCTGAGAAGCATCCCACGCTACCGTCAACAACATAATAGGAGTTGTTAGCATGGTGTAAACCTCCATTATTTAAATCTAATTACTAACTTTTATTCTTCGATGATATAGTAAGATTGGTTCTGTTCAATATTACCTTTTAGAAAAATAATTTCATCCGACATAAATCCTTCTTTTGAATTATATCGAATAATTGCTGTATCACCAGCGCCAGCACCGTTACTTCGCATAAATGGTGTTGCCGGGGCTGGTTGTGGAATAAGATAATTAACAATATCGTATTTCGTTGGGTCGCCATTTTCACCATCTAAATTAATATAATAACATTCATAATTAGGATGATTAGCTTGCATAATATTCCATGGTTCCCAGCCTTCTAACTGCGCTCTTGTTCCATCCAAAACAAGATAATCTCTGCTTGGTGGAAATCCTGTCCGATTAAATAATTTTTGATGTCTTTCTACATCTGATTTTGTAATTGCTGTTTTTACCATAAGTTTTCCTTAATATTTTATTAATACTTTTCTATACATAAATGGTGGAGGATTACCGCCAGCGGTACTCGTTCCCCACACACCAGTTCCATGATTAATTTCCCCAACCGACTTATCGTTATCCATACCCCAAGGCATATCTAAAGGATAAGCCGCCCAGCCCGGGTCACCATTGTAAAATTCATAATATCCATATGTATCAGACATACTACCCCATGCGCCACCAACACCATGTATATCTCCTGAGTTGTGTGTATGTGCTTGGTCAAATGTTCCCTGTCCTAATACGCTTGTTGAACTTCCTATTCCATGGATAGTTCTATTCACTAAGTTTGGTAAATTAAATGTTGTAGAACCATTACCAGAACCAAAAGTCGTTCCACATACAGCAAATAATGCTGAATAGGTTGTTCTTGAAACTGCCGAACCATCTGCGTTCAAAAATCCAACAGGGATAGTAGTACCACTCCACTCAATCAGAGTTCCTGTTAAAGTTTGCCCACATAATTTTGGTAATGCCCTCCATGTTAAAGAGCCGTTCCCTATCTTTAAATAAGACATATCACTTTCGCCAGCCAACATTTTGTTTGGAATAATTTTGCTACCGCCAACAGAATCTATGGTATAATATTGAAATAATTTTGCTGTAACTGATTTTGTCGCCATAATATTCTGCCTCCTTAATATTTTATAAGAACAATTAAATTAAGTTTCGGGTACGGGCCTTGGGCCGTACTTTGATTGCCCCTTGTTAATACACTTCCATATCTAGAAGAAGTTCCATCATACGGCCCAGAATAACATTGCAGTGCATACGTATAACCAGCACCAGAGGCCCCAACTGCTGTGTATGTTATACTTCTTGTAACATTTAGCCCATTTGGAACTGCCCAGCGTCCTGCATATATGGCAAAGTCTCCTGTATAATGTTGATGAACCCATCCACTGTTATAATATGGTTGCCCTGCTGGCCCGGCGGTAATATGTTGTGGAAATCGAGCATATGATTGAGGTATATTGAAAGTACTAGAACCATCTCCAGCCCCCCATGTTGTTCCTATAACACTATAAAGTTGAGAATAAGTAGTTCTTGAAATAGCTCGCCCATCACAAGGGAGATATCCACTGGGGATGGTTTTACCAGCCCAATATACTGTCCCACCTACAGGGCATCCGCCTTGCAAATATGGCCTTGCAGAATATAGGCTGGACTCATTTCCAACCTTTGCCAAAAGAGTGTCTGTTTCAATTCCTAATTGGCCTTTTAATAAAACTGGATTGCTAGATACCCACTGTGCCGCAGTTTGTGCCATTTCCTGAAATTGCACTGCGGCTGGTGTTTTCTCTGCCATAATTATACCCCCTTACTATTTTGTAATTGAGGAATAATTTTAACAATTTCCTTATATAAATTTTCTCTAAAATCAATTCCAGTATCTTCTAATTTATATGATGTACATCCCATATAAGTTTGTGGAACTTTCCATGCTTCTAATTCTTGTATGTTCATACCACAAAATTCTTGTGTTTGTCGATTCGTTAATTCATCATCGGTCATTAATTCTTTATATATATAATATTTATCTATTTCATTTTGTGTCTCGGATATAACATCTTTTTCAATATTACGCATAGATTCATCTGCATAATGGCAGATATCCACATCTATAATGTCTAGTAAATAATCAAATTCTATTTTACTAATATTATGATAATGAGATACTGCTCCAAAATCACTACTAATTTTCTTAGCGATTGCCATATTGACCTCCTTCTATAATTAATACTTGATTACCTTATATGTATGATATAAATCTGGAACTTGATTAACAATTGTGCTATTAACATTAGAACATGCTGTACTATGACTAACAAACGATATATCAATCATTGCTCTATCACGGTCTGCACCACCGCCCAAAGTATATATGCCACAGTTAAACCCCGTGTTATTATCTCTTCCAACTGCCTGATATGCAAAAGAACCTGCGTTACTATTAACAGCGCCACAATTTCCAACATAATTTCCACTTCCATGATAGTGTGCAAATGTCCCATTTACTGTTCCTACTTGAGAATCTGTAGAAGTTCCCCAAGTACACTTTTGGTCTGCATTTGGTAAGTTAAACGTTGTCGAACCATCGCCAGCGCCATATCTCGTTCCTATTATGGCAAACAAAGCGGCGTATGTTGTTCTTGAAACGGCTTGCCCATTTTGTACCAAATATCCTTCTGGAACTTTACTTGCGGCCATTTCAATGGTAGTGCCGACAGGTGTATTTAATTGTGCATAAGGTTGTGCCGGATAGGTAATTCCGTTACCAAACCCAACCTTTAACATATTAGTATCAGTTTCATAGGCAAGTTGTAAACGGCTCAGTACAACACTCCCAAATCCCGCTTTTGTATTGGCGGCTTGGCATATTTTTGCATTGACTGTTTTAGTTGCCATTAAACTGCTTCACCGCCCTCAAAATCTAAAATTTGTGTAGATAGTAGTGTATAGAATGGGATTCTAACTTCATCGGTAAGTGGAATTGTATAATGCGTCTTAGATAGATAATGTTTTGGCGCTAATTCTTTCCATACTAATAAATCATCAAGGGTCATACCATTAAACTCAATCCTATCTTCTTCCGACATTGTATTCCCTAGTGCTTCTAGTTCTCTATATCTTAAATATTTTTCTTTTATTTCTTCTTCGTATTCAATTTCTTTTTCCCTAAAACTTCTGTCTGCATAATTCACCATATCAAAATGAATCACGCCTTGTTTGAAGTCATAAACTACATTATCAACACGATGATATCCTGTTACAACTCCATATTCATTTTTATCTTCATATTCTAAAGCCATATTGACCTCCTTCTATAAGTATGATATAATCAAACTGTACCACGCAAAATAAGCGTATCACTTGTATTAATATAGTTAGCCGCCGCTACACCACCTAACTGAGAAGCATTAGTAGCAGAACCAGCCGTTACAGCATTGTAAGCATTGTACCAATTTGAAGGGTTAGTGACAGTAGTTTGCACTGTAGGCATCGTTGTTACAAATGAAATGCCCCACCCTTGTTGAAAGGCGTAGGTATACCCTGAATATCCAACGAATACATCTCTTACTTTAACTTGAACATAATCCCAACGAGTATCCACAGCGCCAATACACACACATGGGGTTGTACCCGTTTTGCAGAAATTTACTGTAAGATTAGAAAAATTAGTGTTAAAATATCCATGTGAATAAGCAGAGCAATTCGCCCAACTACTACTTGAGCCATAATTATACCCTGCAATATTGTAGGTACACGATTGGTTTGTTGCATAGTCAAATATATCCACCGTAAATCTCAACATAGATGATGTATAACCGACGGGGAGTTTTATTTGTAGCGCACCAGTGGTATATTGTGCATTTGTAATATACTCTCCACCAATAGGCTGTGGTATAGAATTTATTGTGTTACGAACAATATTATTCCATGCCGTCCACGTTCCATTATTTTTACCGCGAGTAGCTAGGTTGCCTGTTCGATAGTCAATAAATATTTCACCAGCCCACACAGAACTATAAACTTGTTTAAACAATCCGCCATCGGATTTGCCTAATAAACCAATACCACTTACATATCCAATCGCATTCGCTGTTACATCATCCACACCAACATTAGTATTGGATGTACATTTAAAATATGCTAGGTTCCTTGCATTCGTAGCATTAGTGGCGCTGGTAGCCGAAGTAGCGGTTGTTGCGTTGCCAGATAAGTTTCCATAAAACGTTTTTGCGTACACGTCTAAAAATGGCCAACTGGATGTACCTATATGACCAACACCCGCACTGCTTTGTGAATAAGGCAAAAGGCCATTGGGGGGGGTTCTAAGGTAAGTGTTATTAGTGTTAAAAACAAACCCCCAATACCCATTCGTCTGGTCTAATAGCCCGACATCTAACCATGCAGATTTTGTTCCATTAACATTGGTGCGATACTTAATTGTCTTATTGTCGGATGCATCGGTAAATCCAAACGCTAATTCCTGCCAATAACCATTGGTGTATCCACCATGTTGCATCCTTAATAATGACCACCAAGAGGTAGATGGATAAATCGTGGCATTACCACTTCCTTGAAAATATTGCAATCGTGCATTACTTGGTACTTCTGTATTATCAACTAATAAACGATAGGCGTTATTTGCATTTGTCGCATTTGTTGCATTAGTAGCGTTGGTCGCATTTGTGGCCGTTGTTGCTGTGGTGGCATTTGTAGCGTTTCCTACGGTCATATTCGGATAAGAGCCATTGGAGCGCGCAAGAGATACATTGTTGAATAAAACGTCGCTTGCCGTTACTGTTAGTGCTTGAGAGCCTGACCATGGACTTGCATTAAGCCCCATGTATAATCGGGATGGTGTAGCGGCACTACCATACATTCCAATAGCGCCAACAACCTGACCTGATGTGTTAAAGTAGGTCATCCCTCTTCCCCATGTTCCACTTAACGTTGTTGGTTCCAAGCGAATACTATTCGTTTTAATATTCATATCGCCACCAACTACTGTAAGGCTGCCTGTTATTGTACCACCAGATAAAGGTAAGCATTGAGTTGCTATACCTATAAATTGATTAGCCATAATTCCTCCGTTCTAACTTAACAATTAAACAGTTCCTCTTAATATCAAAGTATCGCTCGTATTCAAATAACTAGCTGCGGCGATTCCACCAAGTTGTCCAGAGTTAGTTGCATAATTAGAATTTGTAGAAGTTCCTATAAATCCACCGGGTGCAACAATTGAACCATCTGTTTTAAACTGAAAAGAAGCGGTCTGCACATTATTGCCAGCATTATAGTTTGCGTCAGTAATATAACTAAACCATAATACATCATTGGTGTAAGTTCCGATATCCCAAGAGCCACTACCTGATTTCGCACTGAACGCAGGGCTGTAACCACTCGAACTGTTTGTTTTAGCGACCACATAATTTCTGCCAGAATACCAACTTGCTGAAGTGCCTGCTCTAGCAATAGCGCCAGTAACTGTTCCGCCAGACTTTTGCAAATAATTAGCGGCGGCTACGCCGCCTAGTTGATTTGAATTCGTAGCCGTAGTTGCCGTTGTAGCATTTCCTGAGAGAGCGCCATAGAAAATATTAGCCCGCACATTCGCATAGCTCGCATCATTACTTGTTGTAAAACGAAATTCTCCATCGGATGCCATAATCAAGTTATTTCCGTAACGACCACCCCAATGGAATCCAATTCTAGGGGCGTACCTCATATCAGATTGCCCACTAGAAACAAGGTTTGCTTCTCGTACTTCAATAGCGCCATTATTATACCTAGGTGAATCAGCGCCAACCCCGTAAAACACCCCTCTCCCAACAACATTGGCTGTGCCATTGAAGTTTTGACCAAATATCGTTCGGGTGTTCGTAAGTTGAACGGCAGTCCCAGCACCAGAAGCATAGCTATTTGTGAGGTTGAGTGTTACGTTGGCGCTCCCATCTAGTGTTACAGAACCAGAACTATTTCCATTAACTGTGATAGTTCTAGGTGTTTGCCACTTAGAAGACGGACTATCAAACGTCGCCGCAATAGCTCCTGAAGGTAAATCAGCCACATATGCTCCATTCCATGTCAATTTTACAGCACTCATATACAAAAAATTTGTATGATAAGATGTTACGCAAATGTCATCATAGGATTCTGCCTTTTTTAAATATAAATCATACACACCATCTTGTATTTTTAAAGCATACATTATCGTATTTAAGTTTGGATGTAATGAATAAAATTTTGATATATTACAATTTGCTACAGAACGACTATTGTTAAATTGTAACACATATTCATTATAAGCATCCCTTTGCTGAACACGAAAATATATAGGAACATTTTGATATGCTGAACTTACAGTTATTCGTACCAAAATAATATATCCGGCACTTCCCGAACCACTATTAGACCGAAAGACATAACTTCCAGCGGCCTCCTTAAGAACTCCAATTAATGTTCCACCGGATAGTGGTAAAAAATCCAAAGACGGTTTATTGTTTAAGTTATTATAATTAAGATAGTAAGAAGCATCTTGATTGTTAAGTTTTGTTGAATTTGTCGCAGTGGTGGCGGTATCAGCATTCCCAAGGAAACGGTTAGCCACAGCCATCACCACATTCTTTTATGATTTTTTGGTACCCCCCCCCGCACTTTACGGGAGTGAAGTGTAGAAGTGTATTTCATATATACCTCCTATACGGTTCCCCTAAGAATTAAGGTATCCGATGTATTAATATAATTAGCGGCGGCTACGCCACCTAGTTGATTTGAATTATTTGAGCTTGTTGCATAACTAACAGATTGTGACGCAATGTTAAGAGAGGTAATAATCTCTCCCATTTTAGACCATGTTGAACTACCTTGACCGCCAGAGAATATCCATGCTCGTGGGTTTGCATTTCTTAATATGCCTATCCCAGTAGAATATGGAACATCATTACCAGTATAGGTATCCATCAACATACAATCACAATAACCCCCACTTGGCCAACCGCCAACACCTGTTAATCCATTCATCATATTGAAGCGGATTTTGCCTTTTGGGATATAAGAGGGCGGTTGTTGACCACCATTGCCAGTGTATATACCGTTAACCATACTAGTGTAGGTTGCATTAGTAGCGTTGGTCGCATTTGTGGCCGTTGTTGCTGTGGTGGCATTACCATTTAAATTACCCACAAATGTTTTTGCATACATAGAAGCAAAAGGCCATCCAGATGTTCCAACAGTGCTAATGCCTGATGAAGAGTTTGAACTATTAGGTAGTAAACCATTTGGCGGCGTCCTCAAATAAGAGTTGGCTGAAGGGAAATTAAATCCCCAATAACCGTTAGCTGTATTCATAGTTGGAAGGTAATAGTATCCCGGCCATGAACTGGCACCACCATTTGCTGTTCGTATCGATAAATACGGTGTAGTACCTTTGTCAGAATTAAAAGCAATCTGGTATTTATTACCACCAGACGCATCACTATAAGGAGCAAATGTTAGCAACCCAACATAATCTTGGCTACCATAAGGGGAATTGACTACAGAAGCACCTTTAAATTCGGCTTTAAATTGTTTACTATATCCTGATGGTGGGGTATTAACATTTCTATTGTCAGGACTATTAAGATTCTCTGCATATCCTGAATTAGCCGCATATGAATTCGTCACAGATAATGTAACATTTGCAGAGCCATCCAAACTGACTGCACCGGATGCATTTCCAGAAAGTGTAATGGTACGTGCGGTCGTCCACTTTGATGCACTCGTAGCGGTTGTTGCGTTTCCTGATAAAGCGCCAGTAAACTTATTAGCAATAATATTTCCGTCGTCATTAATCTGAAGTAAATTTATCCATGCGGAACCAGCATTTGTTGATTGTTGGAAATTAAATACTGCATCTCCGGTAGATGAATTATCTGTTATAAGCATTCTCTGCCAATAAGTAGAACCATTTTGTAAAATACTACCACCATCGCCAATACCAAGAGTGATATTTTGCGCAAGTTTTGTGGCTATTGCTACATTGGCGCTACCATCAAATGCAATAGAGCCAGTAACATTTCCAGTTAGAGAGATAGTCCGAGCGGTCTGTAGTTTAACCGCAGTATCCGCTCTTCCCAAAAATTGATTCGCCATAATATACCTCCTTAAGCAGTTTGTAAAATAACTTTTACATTATTATAATACAATCCATCTGATTTAATTTGGAATGTATTATTACCTAAGGATATTCTGTCTGGAATGGTACCAGCGCCACCAGCAGTAATTTCTACAGCCGCGCTACCATCATACGTTCCCAATAAATTCCCATCAAAGTCTTTAAAGGTTACTGCATAGGGGTTAGGAAGTTTCTGAGGAAGTTGTAGCCAATTCTTAACCGCTGTTGGACTAGAGCAATAACGTGTATAATTATCAGTCGAATTATTCACTCTATATGCAATAGCACCAGAAAATGTTGTTGAGTCTGCATAGTTCGTTCTAAGTAATCGACAATTAACATCACCACTTCCATCAAGCGCCAACACCTTATTTGCGGCACCAATCGTTGTAGCATCGACTGCCCATGTCGTTGTGGCGCTACCATTATAATTAGCGCCAGTCAAATAACTTCCGCGTGTTAGAGTAGCGGCTGGATTTGTGCTAGACCATTTGCTCGCAAGGCTTGTTTCCAAATTCGGGATGTTTGCAATGTTTAAAGTTACAACTCCTGTCAAACCATTAACCGACACAACTGCACCCTGAGATGTAATATCCACCCAGTTGTCCATATCTGTAGGCGGTAAATCTGTCAACAAGTACGCCTTATCTTCACTCGTTACACGCGCAATATCCCCGGGCTTTGCTTCTGTTAAAGTAACAAGGTCGGCCTTATTAGTAACAACCCATGTTCTTGCAATTAAATCAACAGGTAATTCTTCAATAGGCACTTTTCCGCCAACAAGATTTGCCTTATTTTTGCTAAGGATATTACCCTGTCTAGCCGAAAGAGCATTTGTGGTATCGTTAGAATCTAAGTTATCAATAACCAATACTTCCGCTGGTATATATGCTTCTGTAGCTGTACCGCCATCAAAAAGTACCTCTCCACCCGGGATGTCTGGGCCGTAAAGGCGCAATTGTTGTGACACTTTTCCAACCGTCATTTCTGGATAGGTACCATTATAAACAGGAACTTCCTGTCCAAAAATATATCCTTTATACTGCGTCATGTTCAAAGACATTGCCTGTACTGATGTGCCTGCGTTAATATTTTCTAAAACATAAACATTATCAGTACCACCAGATGAATTTGGATTATCCTCACTAAAGAAATGCCATGTGTTATTTCCATTTACTAAACTAAGTTCTGGCATTGTCTGAGGTAGCGCAAAAGTGTTAGCTGTATTCGTATTGGCAACACTACTCCAACCTTGCCATGTGGTAGGAGTGCCATTACCAGCACGATACCAAAATTGACCAAGTTGTACAGGTATATAAACCTGAGATAAATGACTACCATTTTTAAAAACAAGTAACACACCATTACTTAGGGATTGTGCTGGTTTATTTGCAGTCATTGTTGAGTAATTAATAAAGTACTCTCCATGAACGGTAAATGCATTAAAATCTGTAGCGACTAAATCTTGAACCCCAAATTTATTGCTTTGTAACCCATCTGTAATTCCTTTTAGGACATTTCCTTGATTTGCAGTTAGATAGTCAAAAGTAGATGTACTTGTTAAGTTATCAACTGGTTGTGGGCGTGATAAAACATCTGTCCACGTTCCTGTTTTAGCAAGTTTATTTAAAGAAATTGTTCCCGATATTTGCTCTGACGCATTAACAGGTAGCGCGGTTGCATTATTTGTGTTTAAAACAGGTTTAGCCAATAAACTATTATACGAACCTGTTTTAGCAATTTGATGTAAATTAATCATACCAGTAATAGTTTCGCTTGCAGAAGTTGGCAAACTTGCTGAGTTAGTACTATTAATGGTAGGTTTATTCGTTAAATTTACATAGTTCAGATAATACGCTGGCAACTGCCCGTTGAATTTAGCAACAGTTGGGTTTGGATAATTCCCAGATAAATCACCACCAGCAGGGCCGCTTGGCGGCAATGTTGTTGGTAAGTTAATTGTAATGTCTTCTTCGCCATTAAATATTGCTTCTTGAAATCCCTTAAAAATGAGATTATGAGCAACCTTATCAGCGCTATAAGCCCTGTATGCAATTTCGACATAGCGCGTATTTAATTGTGTAATATCAAAAACTGTGCATGACGCTATTGACCAAGTGAATGGTCTTGTAGTAGTATTAACATAAATACTTCCGCCTGTAGAGAACGGCCCGGGGTCACCACTGTTCCACATAATAACATATGTTTCCCACTTTCCTGTCCCCTTGTTATCACTCATGAAGTAATAATTTCCCTGAGAGCCAGATGCATTAGAAAACAAAAGCATCTCTGTGTTTACAGGTAACTTTGCTTTCATCACAGTTACAAAGCGTTTATTAGCGCCATATGGAACAGATTGAGTAATGCCCCCAACACCCGGTGTAACTGTGCTGTCCTTATCAGTTGTGACACTTAATACATACCCTGTGCTATTTGGCGCGGTTGCATCTTGAACACGATTTAAAGTTACAGCGTTTAATCCAGTTCCAGTATAACCATTATTAAATGGAGTAATACTATTTAACCCAATTCCAAATTCTTCATCATCGTATAAACGTCTCCCTTGCCTAAAGATATAATAAGCATAGTTTAAAATATGTGCGCTAGTACTAGCGTTTTCTTGGTCTTGATAAATAATATATCCATCTAATGATAATTTATCAGTAGAAATATCCTCTGATGTAATTCCGCCAATAAAATGATTGGCGTGTAAATCTCCATTTTCATCATATGCAGGAATCTTACCAGCAGTAGGTTCGGTTGTAGCATCAACAGCCCATAATCTTGTGGTAGTTCCATTGTATGTATCCCCCAAAATATAATCGCCCGGGATAAGGAGCGCCAAATCTCCTGCCTGAGCGTGTGGCATTAATACAAACATATTTGAATCTTGATTCTGTGGAACAACTACTTTAACAATAGCATTTTTTGAAACGGTAGGAGCGCCATAGATTTCTGCCACATATACTTGACCATCCACAAGAACCTTACAAGTGTTTTCTGTCACGTAAGATACAAGTTTACCGTTTGTAATTCTATCATAAGGGGCTGTTCCTAACTGGTCGTATATACTATCCACAAGTGCAGACGCTATTGTATCAACAACCTGTGTATTTTTATCGTCCATGTTTCCTCCTTTAAAAGAGGGATATTATCTATCCCTCTTTGATAAATATTGAATAACTGTATCCTGTAAGTTATTCTTGATTGCGTCCGCAAGCCCGCTGTCAAAATCAACGCCAACATTCCAAGCGCTAAAATCAAATGAGGGTGCGGTGTTTGGAGTATCAAATGTAAATCGTGGCGCGTCTGAAAGTAATTTCCAAATGCTTGAAAACATATCGACCGGGGATATACTTCCCCATAATCGCATATTTTTGGTTTCATCTGATGTTAAAACTCCTGAACCCTTCGGTAAATTGACTAACTCCGGCCCGTTTTCTCCGACAAGCGCCTTTTCGTTTTGTTGTACATAATTTGTACCTCTGGCATAACCATTTGGTTTAAAATTAGGTAGCTGAGACGAAGCGGTATCCGAAACATGTGCCTGAGCATCTTCAATTTCTTTCAAGATTCTTCTATATTCTTCCCCGAATTTTTCCGCCATATTAAGTCGGTCTTCATAGTTTGCCTCTTCGTAAGCTTTAATCCAATCCATCAAGACCCCATATTTTTCAAGGTCTTCATTGATATCAAGTGAATCTTCCCATGCTTTTTTGAGTTCTTCTAGTCGGTCAATCTCTGCTTGGATTTCTTCTTTTTGTTTGTCAAACTTTTCTTCTTCAAGAAGGTCATTTAATTCCTTGTTAGCTTCTTCAATGGCGGCGGCATCTGATTCATAAACAAATCCTTGACCAGCACGATAAACCATAACCTTTTGATTTTGGGCTTCTGCAAGTTTTTTGCGAGCCTCTTCAATCTTTTGGAGTTTTTCTTGCTGTTCTTTTTCTTTATCAAGAGCGTCAAGCTTTGCATCTTCTGCATCTATTTGTTCATCAATCATATCAACAATATAATCACGAGTGTTTTCATATTGTTTTTCTGTTTGCTCTTTAAGTTCTTTTAGGCGTTCTTCTTCTTTTTTCTTAAGATATTCATATACCTTAATTTCATATTTTTGATATTCGTCTAAGAACTCTGTTTTACCTTTGTAATATTTATCGTTTAGCGCGGCTAGTTGACGATAGTACTCTTCTTCTGTAATAAGGTCTTTATCCCTCATGTATTCAAGAGCATCTTCTTCTTTTTTGAAGTTGTCTTTGACGGATTGTATCCGGTCTTTTTCAGCCTTTTCCCTATCGCGTTCTGCCTGCTCTTGAAGTTTCTTACGACCTTTATATACTTCAACTTCATACTTACGATATTCTTCAAGGTATTCCATCCTGCCGCCAAAGTAGGAATTGTTAAGATTTTCAAGACGATTAAGGTAATCCGCTTCGCTGATTCTATCCATGTCTTGAAGATACTTAAGCTCATCATAAGCGGCATCGAAATTCTTCTTATGAGGGTCATCGTATGAAGCGGCACGAGCTTGTACTCCTCCAGTAGAAGAACTTGCAACAGATGGTGTGGCCTGCTTATTAACCCCAAGGGAAAGTACATTAGCATTAAGAGTTCTGGTAGCTTTTAATAGATTTTTGGCGGTTTTTTCCAATTCATCCGAGGCTCCTAAACCTATTGAAACCATGCTACCGGAGCCACCACGACCATTTCGTAACATATTTCTAAAATTATGAGTTTCTCTAGCATTTGCTACGCCCGCTCCACGAGGTAACGTTACTAACTCCGGCCCGTTTTCTCCGACAAGGTAAGCACCTGTTTCGTCGATATAGTCATCGCCAGTTGCTTTTTGACCAGAGAAAACTTCTTTTATACTTTTTGTTACATTTTGTACAACATTAAAGACGACTTCAACAAATCTTGGAACGGCATTAATAGCGTCGGACAATCCACCAACGCTACCTTTTGCGCCATCAGCACTAGAACCAACACCTTGCATAGAACCGGATAGTTGGTCTGTACTACCTTTTGCACCATCAATTTGACCAGAAGCTTCTCCAAATTTTCCAGCAATATTAGTACCAGCACTACTACCTTGTGAACCAGCCGTACTAAATGCACCGCCCAATAATCCAGTTTTATTTTTAGTATTATCAACAGCGGCGGCTGTTCCATCCCATGCACCAGTAGAGACACTTGCCGCAGACTCTGACATACTACCAGTTGACTGAATAGAATTATTCAAAGCATCTTGATGAGCAGTATTATCTGTAGCGGTCTGACCAATTGTAGCCAAAGCACCCGCCGCAAACTCAGCGGCTCCGGGAACATTGCTCTCTAGCAAACTTTGTAAAGTACTAAAAACATCTACAGATTGGTCGCCTGTTAGTTGAATGTCATCACGTAGCCTTCCATTTTCGTCAATAAGAGCATCGTATGCACCACTTGTGCTTTCTTCAATAGTAGATTTAAATGTTTGCCAAGCAGTATCATTACTATCTTGTAATTCTTGTAAACTAGTCTGTGCGCCAGCACTAAAATCCGCCAAAGCTTGTTTTCCTGCTTCTGTTCCTTCCCATACTTCGGTACTCATTCCGTTGATATTATCGGACATGATTTGATGCATTAAGTCTGAGCTTTCAGACACCAAATCTTGAGCGCCACTGAGACTATCCATTTCTCGAATAACATTGCTTAAATTATTTGCGTAATCTCTAGCGGCTTGGCTACCACCAGACCAGCCCTCTTCGATACTTCCTGTTAATCCCTCTTGTTCAGTAATAACATCTAGCGCCGCTCTAGCTGAATCATTTATAGTGTTGAAACTTTCTACGCCACTTTCTCCAGTCGAATCATATGCAACCTGAGCATTTTCTAATGTTGTCTGTAAGGTGTCTGAATACATAGTCCACGCAGTTTGTGCCGCAAGAACTTGTTCACGTTCAGATGAAGATAAGTTTTGAAATTCTCTGTCAGACATATTCAAGATATCTTTTATCTTGTATCCCGCTACCTCAGTTGTTGAAGCCATTAGGTCTATTCCATTTCTAAGTTCTGATATATAATTTTCAGTACTTAGTACACCAGATGCATGAGCAGAAGTGAGGTCGTTTAAATTGGTTGCAATATCTTTTACGGATTTCGATTCATCCCCCATTTGGACTAAAGCGTTTCCATATTTCTTTGCGGCTTCTACGTTTCTTTCCATGAGAGGAGCGGTTCTATCTAAATAATTATCTATGTTAGAAATTTTAGAAGTAAGTAAATCATATCCTTCACTTCCAACTTCAAACCCTTCCCGTAATTCAATCATACGTTGGCGAGTATTCTCAAGTTCTTCCTGTTGTTTTTTAAAGGTTCCCTCATTAACTCTTTTCCCAATTTCTCCCGTTTCAGTCCAAGATGCTTGAAGCTGACTCATTGCTTTGATAATTTCATCAGCTTCTTGAGGAATAGTCACATCTTTTCCAGTTAAAGAGCCAAGCCCACTAAAAGCACTAATTTTAGAAGTCTCCTTTAAAGCCCTCTCATTTGCCCTTTGATTCTCTTCTTGCTGACGCTTTTGTTTTTTTCGTAAACCATCTTGTTGTAATTCTAACTGTGATAATTCACGTTGAGCATTTTTTAAATTTTGTTCATCAACAAGGGTCAATTCTCCCTTTTCTTGAATCCCCGCAATAGTTTCTTTTAACTGAGCAATTCTTTTATCGTTCGTTTCAATTGCTTTTGTTGTATTATCGTATGCTTTTTTTGTATTTTGAGCATCTTCAACCAAAGCATCTTGATGTTCGCCAGCGGCCTTTGATGCCCTATCCATTGCATAAACCATGCCACCAATAGCTAAAACAGATGCTCCAATAGCTAAAGTTGTAGGGCCGCCTATAGCAGTTAATGCCTTCGAAAGCATTCCTCCACTTGTAGCCGCTTTTGTAGACTCCGCTCCAACTTTAGCAACTTCTTCTGCGGTTTCACCAGCGGCCTTCGCTAGGTTTTTCGTATTACCCGCTACACTCTCTACCGCTTTCCCTGAATTGTCTGCGCCTCTTCTAATATTAGCAAATACATCAAAAAGCGTATCTCCCGCATCAGCGGCATCTCTCATAGTATTCTTTGCTGTCTTACCAACACCTTCAATAGCTTTTTCTGCATTCTTAGCAGTTGAAACGGCACTACCAGCGCCAAATAAAGATTCAAGTAATGATGTGCCGGACGACAAAGCTTTTATTCCAGAAAATACAGATTTAAGTTTTATAAAAGCGCCAGTAATAGCCGTTAAACCAAGTACGGCTTTCCCGGTATCAGTAGTTCCAAATTCAACTAGCGCAGTTCCCATATCAATAATATTCTTTATTAAATCACTGTCTGCAAAAGATGTTGTAAACTTTTCCCATGCGGCTTGAAATTTTTCAATATGGCCTTGAATAGAATCCATTCGTTTAGCATTTTCTTCTGCGGCAGAGCCAGCGCTATCATAGGCAGTTGCTGTTGCGGATACAGCGGTACCTATATTATCCATTAACGCAATAAAAATATTTGCCTGATTTTTACCAGCGGCCAATTCTGCATAATATGCTTTTTGATTCTGTGTTAACTTCGGCCATTGTGCACCTATGTCGGTTAATATATCGTAAGTGCTTCGAATCTGTCCGTTAGCATCTGTTATACTTACTCCAATTTGACTAAATTCTTCTTGCATTTTTGACGACAGGCCATCCACTGATTCTACCGAACCATCAGCGGCCTCTGTCATTCCTTGTAATCGTACGAAATACCCTCGGTTTCCCGATATTTGTTAGGGGACTAGACTATATCTTCACCCTCATGTGAGGGGGTGTGCGCTTCGATTTAAGGGGTTCTCACCCACTGTATCGCTACAGCCCTACTCCTGTAGTGCATTTCGGCACCAATGGGATAGTCGTTGAACCTTCCTTGATAACAAGGCTTGGCTGCTGATTGCCCTCGGCTTTACGTTAGGGGTTCCCAGCAATTCACACACTTTCAAATATATGTTACCATATATCGAGCCTACAATTAAGCTTATAGTTTTTAATCCATTCGTTCATACCCTCGGTTTCCCGATATTTGTTAGGGGACTAGACTATATCTTCACCCTCATGTGAGGGGACACCCATTTCCACATCACTTGATATGTACTCCTCTCGGATAGTCGTTGAGCCTTCATCTCATTGAGATGCTTGGTTGCGGATTGCCCAATCCATACATTTTTTACTATACCTGAATGATTAGTTCAGCCCTTACCTGTATCGCTACGGTAAGTTAGTATGTATGGCTCTAAGGGGTTTCCCGTCAGTTAGAGTGTTTTTGAATATATGTTACCATATATCCGACCTAAAATTAAGCCACTTTTCCTGGGTTTCTAATGATTTCTGTCGATTTTATATTATAGTAATGAGTTTATGAGAATATTTAAAAATGAATTATCTTTAAACGCTGTATAAGGAATTGTAATTAAATTATATCCGTATAAATTACAATGTAATCTTTTTATTTTATCTCTTCTTGTACAAAACAAATACCTATCTAGCGCCTCATCATCATCTATTCCACCAAAATTTCTAGGGGAATAATGTTGTTCGCCATTCACTTCTATATAAGTATTTATTTGTGGAATATAAAAATCAAATATAGCATCTATATATGTAGATTCATCTAATTTAAATAGCGTTCTTTCACGACGTTGATATTCAAAAACAACATTGTTTTCTTCTAAGAAATTAAAAACCATTCTCTCATATGTAGACATACTCTTTCTTTTACAATAACTGCATTGATATTGATTATTATTTTTCATGTGATTAAATGTAACAGAATAATGTCTTCCACATGAACATACAATATCCAATGGCTCCTTTACACTTTTATATTCAAAATTAGAAGAAATATGACTATTATATCCATTCTTACGAATGAACAAATTTATATTATCAACGCTATACGGATTATGCCTAGCATCTATAAAATAAGGCTTTTTACCTTCTCTCATAATTCGCTTAAAATGTTCTAAAGATGTTGCATACTTATAACCGTCTTTATCACAATAAGATACTTTTGAAATAGATGATACATAATCATTACCTATAACTTTATATCCATAATATTCAAATATATTACACACTTCTTCATAAGTATATTTACTTGATTTTGGCCTAATCATAAACTCACCTTTTATAACTTTCTTATATTTTCATACAAGTCTAGACTATATCTTCACCCTCATGTGAGGGGATACGCACTTCCATTTAAAGGATTCTCACCTACTCGCTTGAGCCGTACTCCTATTGCACTAAAGTGCCAAGGGATAGTCGTTGAGCCTTCATCTCATTGAGATGCTTGGTTGCGGATTGCCCAATCCATACATTTTTTACTATACCTGAGTAGTTAATTCAGCCACTATCTGTATCACTACGATAGTTTAGTATGTATGGCTCTAAGGGGTTTCCCGTCAGTTCACGTATTTTTTTGCTTATACATCACTGTATAGGGTGCCTAGAAATCAAGCACCAGTCATTAACCCTAAGGTCTGTTCTAGCGTTGTGCCAGAAATAGCAAGTGTAGAAGCAACTCTACCAACAGATGATGCAAGGTCACCCGAACTTACTGCGTATTTATTTGATACTTCATTAACCGCGTCAATAATATGTTCTGTGTCATCGGCTGTCAAATTAAATGCCTTCATAGTAGCAATTAAAAATTCTGCGGATTCTGCCGTACTCGTCTGAGTATCTGCGATATTAGTAAACATACCAGCCATAGTGGCAAGTTGTTGCAGTTCACCCGGGTCACTCCATCCAGCCTGTGCAAACACTGTAGCCGCGTCAATCATCTGAGTTGTTGTTTTTCCTATTTCAACCCCTGCTTCGCCAGCAGATTTAGCAAACGCTGTTAAATCCTGTTTTGACATATCGCTTACTTTTGCTAAACCTGTCATTGCAGTATCTAGTTTTATCGTATTGGTTACAACGTCTCCAATTGCACTATAGATTTGGTGAGAAAGTTGAGCAATTCCATACCATAAGTTAAATTTTCCAAACACTCCATCTACTAGAGTTCCTAACCCTTTAACTTGTTTGCTCGTATTTCCAACACTTTTACCAACCGCATCAATGCCGCCAGTATCAAATTTTATTTTACTATTTTTACTTAAGGCTTCTATTTGTTTGGAAATTTCACTAGGGTCAACAGTAGCCTTTATCTTAACCTTATACTCTCTACTTATAGCCATTTAAATCCTCTTCCGAATGGGGTCTATAAGTCGGTCAGATTTGTTTGATTTATTTCCTTTATCCCATTCTCATCAAAATATTTTTTTAACGTTTCAGAAACGTCTAAGTCGGAATAAACACTGACCATTTCTTCGCTCTCCCATCCTTGCAATTCTTTTATCACATCTGATGGAATACCAGCACGTTTAAGATTGGTTGTCCATAAATGACGGTTAGCATGAAAGTAAAAATCTTTTTCTGTATAACGATTGATTGTGTCAGCCCATGAAGATAGCGTATCGTCTATCGCCTGAACCCAATCTCCATTTACAAGCCGTACAAAAAGCCATTCGCTCTCTATACCGAGCTTTTGGCGCTCCATCATCCACATGTCATAATAAGGTTTAAATTGTTTAACAAAAGTATATTTTTCTAATGGCTTCCCCATTTTTCCTCGGCCTTTTGTCCTAATCGTTTCAGGTGTTTTATACATACATCCTAATACAATATTATCTTCGTTAAACCAATCACACTTAAACTGAATGAGTTCACTTTTTCTACTTCCACTAGCCACTGCCAATGCAAGGCAACAGGCAATTTGATACTTTTCATTTTTGACAAGATTATTCAATAAATCATTTATTTCTTCCTCAGAAAAAACACTTTTCTTTCTAACTGCTATTTTTGTTGGCGCTTCTATAATTTTGACAACATTTCTAAAACTTTCATATTCATCCTCTTCGTCTAAAAACCGTTCAATATAATTGGATAGGCTACTTAAAACTGCCCTTAAAGATGCAATTCTATTTGGACTAGCGCCAAGTTCTTCACTTACCCATCCAAAATATTTTATGAAATCTCTTTTTTTAACTTTATAGAAAGGTTTATTTTTATTATACTTCAAGTTCCAAATAAAAAATATTCTAAGTTGATAATTATATTGCTTGATAGTTTGTGGAGAACGGTCAACACTTTTATTATATTGGTTAAATTCTTCTACCAAATCTTTATTATGTTCACAAACTTGTTCCCAATCTTCATTTGTTACAATATTATTGTAAACTGTTTTTCTTCCCGACATATTATCACCCTGTCAATTTCATTCCTGCGGCGGCAAAAGCACGAGCAAGACATGGTTTTATTTTACTTTGACCATTCATATATGCTTGTTTTAACATGTGAACAGCACCATGAAAATATGGGCTAGAGTTACCAACATCCCCTTCAAACCAAGGAATAATCATATCTGCAACGCCATCTCCGTTAAAACTCATATGTTGATTAAACATGCCATCGCCAACATAATTTGCATGAATTTTAGAAGGATTCATACCAGTTTCACCTTCTGCGACACCACCGCCCCCAGTAACAATTTCTTCCCCAACCATTACCGAATTTCTAAGGTCACCTGTCTCTTCATATGAACTACTTCCATGATATGCTTGACTAGAAACAATATCAAATAAGTCGAGTGATATCTCTTCCATTAATTCTTGAATCCCGTCTTTTAGCGGCCCACTAGAAAGAGCATCCATTACCTGAGCGTCATTTGTCAAGTCCATCTTTTTCTTCTCCTACCATCGCCGCATTAAATTCGTCATAAAATTTTCCAACAGACGGGCTATCCACAAGCTGAGCCAAAATCAAATCTCTTACATTTTCTGGTATGCCATCTTCAAGTAAAATTTTTAATTTTTCTTCGTTTTCTTCTAATTCATCAATACTCGCAACGTGGTCTAGCACTTCTAATGTTTTATAGGTATGAACATGCTGTACGCCAATCTTTACTGCATTTTCTGCTATACTATAGCCTTTCAGATTTTTTTTTAAAAAATCATGAAGACCCAAACTACACATAGAATTAAAATCAAAATTTTCAACATCAATATTTGTACATAACTGAGTAATTAAAATATCTAAGTTAGCATATAATTCAATAGGAGTTAAATACATATCTTTATCGTTTTGAAAAGTATCTTTGCTATAAGAAGATAACGCTTGTCCTACTGCTAAGATGATTTCATTTTCCTCTATAGCGTCATACATTTGTATTTCTTTTCCACCGATACGCTTTTTAATAATTTTTCGTTCATCTGGTATTTCTAATGAAACTTTTTTATCAAACATAATAAATACCTCTCTTCTTATAAGTTTAACTCATTTATATGTGCTTGAGCAACAAGAATAGCCTCTGCAATATCGTCTTGACTTATATTTTTCTTCGTATTTCGTGGATAAAATTCTAATTTTAATCCATATCTTTCATTAACGATTTTTACAGCAAGTTGTTTTAAATCCAATCGAGTATTACAATATTTAGAGTCAATGTAGCTTTTACGTTTTTCCCCACATTGAGGACAAACATCCACACTTTCTCCTGCAACGAATTCATCTGACCACCCACATGTCTTACATTTTATTTTTTTCAAACTTGTTTGTGTTAATTTTCGCCATACCGCTGGGTCATATGTGATGAATTCCGCCCCCTCGTCACTGCAAGCACTCAATATACACCCTTGTAATACAGCCAATCTTATAACTGTAATAAAATTGGAAGTTGCATGTCCAAATCCAACTTTTAATTCTTCCAAAACAACACGCTCAATTGCTTTTTCTTCTATAATTTTTTTTACCTCATCACGAATAAAAAGTGTCCTTACCCGCGCATCCTTATGGTCACATGAAATCATTCCATAATCTATTAATTTATTACCGTCAAAAAAAGCCCATCCAGTCTTTTTCGTACTTAAATCTAATCCTAAAATTTTCATAAATAAAAGGGTGGGGAATTTTATTCCCCACTTGCTCCTTCTGTTTTCTTTTGTGCTGTGGTTTGAATGGTTCTAGCGCCATCAAATACACCTGTAGCCGCGGCGGCCACTAACAACACATTAATTATTGCACTAAATATAGATTGTGCATTCATATCTTGCGAGAACACAAGTATCGCGCCATTACCAATCAGCGACCAAAATAATGCATACCATTTAGTGTTTAATTTTTCAACGGCTGTACCTGAAACAATCCATTTAGTAATTTGTGTTAACAACATTACAAAAGCGGTCATTCCAGCCATTGTACCAATCATATCTATTGTAAAAAATTGGTTTAAGTCCATAAACTATTCCTCCTTTTCTAAGCACTCCACTCGACGTTCCAACGCATCTAAACGTCTGTGAGATTGTTTAGTGCTCTCTTCATATCTACTAAGTCGTTCTTCTATGCGAATATTCCGTTCATCTTGTTTGTCTAACTTTTTATTCGCCGCATCCATACTTGACTTAAGATAACCGAGTTCTGTCATTAAACTCCCACTCATCTGTCCTTGTTCTACACTGTCTTTTTTACGAGCGAACCAGAAGCCTGCGGCACCTATAGCGGCGCTTAATAGAGATAAGAGAATAGTACCTTCAATCTGAAACATATTCAATCACCACATTATACCCTTCAATTAGTTTTCGTATAATTGGTAACTTTTAACTATTTAAAGGGGAGTGTGCTTTTCTCCCCTTTGAGCTAATTATTACTATTAAGCGGCTGGTGAAACCGAAACCGTAATGGCAGAGGTGTCATTATTGGTTAAGGTTAAAGTACCTCCGGTAACTTTACCACTTTCGTCAGTAGTTAGGGCAATAGATTTTACACCAACACCCTGTTCACCCTTCGCGCCTGGGTCACCTTTGGCACCTGGATTGCCTTGCTCACCTTTTGCTCCTGCGGCACCGGGTTCTCCCTTTGGAATTGTAAAATTAAATACGGCGGCGCTCGTAGTTCCACTATTTGTAACAATTGGGTTTGTACCGGGTTCACCAGCGACAACCGTTCCTACTGTAACAGTAGCGGCTTCACCGGGAGCGCCCGGAGCACCATCTGTGCCGTTTTTACCGGGTTCGCCAGCAGGGCCTACCTGATAGTCAGCAATACCCTGTTCCATGTGATTCAATAAATCTGCCGTAATAGTATCGCCTGTTTGCCAATCAGTTTTTACATAAGCCATAATACTTCCCCCTTATTATTTAACTTTCGCTTCTCCTACTTTTGCTAAGCCAACTTCACTAGCACTTGAAGCGCCAGCAACAGTAACTGCAATTGTAGTAATTCTTGGGTCTTCTCCTGCAACAGGAGGTGTATAGGTTACAGTGATAACTGCGTTGCCCGGAGCAACCGCTGTAATAACACCACCCGGAGTAGATACATCTGCAATTTCACTATGGTCAGTAGCAAAAGTTAGATTTTCAGTCAATGTAACATTTGCGTAAGGTGGATTACGTACACCAACAACGTATGGGGTAACTTTCTGTCCAACTGAGAGTGAATACTTGCTTGGTACAGCAATAATTTCTGCTGGTACATAAGTATCTGGGTCATCAGGAATATATGTCCAGTCGCAATATTTCATCTTACCACAATCCTGAGTATAAGCAAGAGAACTACCAGCAATAGACATAGCAGAAACACCGTCTGATGTAAATGTTAAGTTAAAGTTACCATCAAACTTAAATAATGGAATAGAAACTTGATAAGTCCCTGTAGTACCATTTTGTTTTCTACTTCTAATATTCATTAAAAGTGTAACAGTCATAGGTTCGGTGGTTGCATCAACAGTGATGTTTTCAAATTCACCACCATAGTAGTAACTTGCCATTACCTGAGTTCCTACATATTTTGTAGGAATAGTAATAGTATTAGCAGTGGCGCTTAAATCTTCTACGTTACCATCATCATAAACAACGTGTACTTTATCAGTAGGAGTATGTTTTAATGTAAGTGTTTCAGTTGCCGCTGTTTGACAATCATTAAATTCATATACATTACGTACTGTTCTGCTGATAACTGTACCTGTTTGAAACGCCAAGTATTCCATTTTAAATGTTGCACTTTCAAGAGTCAGGTTTACACGTCTACCAAAACGAATATCGAAAAGCAGAGAGTTTAAGAAACCACCACTAACTTCAACATTTTGAGTAGTCGATTCAATACCTGAACTTGTCAGAGCAATAGCTTCACCGATTTCAACTCCGGTTTTTGTATCCAGCATTTTTACATCAGCAACGGATACTAACGCTTCTCCAACATATCTTCCAGCCATATAAATGACCTCCTTTAAATTAATCTAATTCTTCTATAAAACTATCGGACTTATCTGTGATGACATCATCATATTTGCCTTTTGGCTCATAATGAGACAGCCAATGCTTTATCCCATTTTTGAACTTGGCACCATTTGCTTCTGCCATCTTTCCGATGTTGAACGATTCTCTTTTTAACATTATTTCAACATATCTATCAAATGTAGCAATAGACATATTCATTAACTCATCAGGTGTTTTTTTTAAATCATAGCTTACAGCTATCAATAAATCTCTAAAATCTAAACCACCTGTTTTATTAATAGAAGCCGCTTTTATTCGCGCCTCTTGCAATTCTTTTTCCCAACTTGGGTCAATTAATTCTTCATCTATATCATTTTGTTGACAAATCAAATGTCTTAATTCATCAAATTCTGTTGAGTTTATTTGAATCAAATCAAACATTTTTGTTCTAAGTTCAATCAATCGTATTTCTAACACTTTTGAAACATCACTTGTTTCATCAGCGTCTTTACAATCAATATATTTACCATATAGCTCATTATATTCATCCACATATTCATCATAAGAAGAACTTTGCTTAAAAATATTGAGAAAAACATTCTCGGTGTCATCCTCAAAAAAAGATATTGTATCAATTTTAAATACAATACTCATTACGCATAAAAGCATAGTGGACATTAAACCACCGCCATCCTTCTGTGACTTCCTATAAATGTATTCCAAATATGGTAAACCTAGAAAATAAACATCCTTTTCATCCAAAGTATTTAATGTTAAAATATCAGAACATTGTTTAAACATTGTATAATCTTTAAGTGTAGCAGGATAAACATTCAAACCTTTATAGAGAATTGGTTTATCGAAGGCCAATGATGAGATATCTAAATTGGTCATTAATTCTCCTTAAATATAACAACTCATTGTAATATTATATCCACTAAAATTACTATTGAAGTCATATCTTGAAATCCCACTATATCTATCTATACTTTTATCAATATTTAATGGGGTTTTAGTGGATTCTAATTTTTGCCCATTTAAACATTGAATAATTGCTTGTGTCATAGCTAAAGCCCTATTATCTCTAGGGGATTCATCAGTACCAACAATCATGTTTTTATTGCTTACAATACATTGAAAGCCTACACGACATAGCACGTCTGTTCTATTTGTACTCTCGGCTGATATTACCTGTAACCTCAATTGAGAATTTGCCTTAGAACTTGAATCGCTTGTAAAGAATTGAAATAAAACTTGATATTTATCTAGATTATCACCCGAACCAGCCGCTATCATTTTCTTCTTTTCAGAATTAGGAACAGGAGGCTCCCCTACTGTATTCCCTTCATAATATAATAACTTCCATAGCTCATCACAATTGTTGAATAAATAATCCATAATATCAGATGGGAGTTTTCGGACACCCATATAATCGTTATATGCGGCGGCACCAATATCATATTCCTTAAAAACTTCCATTATAGCCACCCACCTTCTGTCAACCATAAGCCTTTAGTTACTTGTTCACCAGTAACATTATCTTGGCAAACAACTACTAGAGCATTTTGTCTTGTTGGTTTTAAACACTCAACACTAAAAGTATTAGAGCCAATAACTTTAAATGCATAATTTTTTTCTGGCACTCCACTTGCAGTAAAAGTAAATGGGTTATTCTGCCTAACCCCATCTAAATAGGTGTAAGCTTCAAACTCCATAACCTCACCAAATGTAACTTCTGCATCATCAGGAGAAACAATGATTACGCTCTCCTCTGTTGGACGTAATTGTTCACCATTATAAGCTATATTATTTTCTACATCATCATATTGATTAAGTGGAACTTGGAACATATAAATTTCCATAAATCTGCTATCCACAGATTTTAATATCTGCTTAATCATATATGGAATTCCTGAAAATAAAAAGCGCTGATTAATGTAAAGCTCTCTGGTATTTTCGTCCTGAGTAACTAAAATTACGATAGAACCATTTGGTTCTACTAAACCTTGAGCGCCATAGCGAAAGTTCACATACGTAAGTGCATCTTCAAATACTGCTTGGTAAACATGAAGGTTTTTGTCATCGTCTACCCATTTCAATTCTTGATTAACTAACCACATTCTACCATTGATATCATATTTTTTTTGATAATCACAACTTTCAATTAAAAAATGACTTAACGTGCCATCATGCCTATAATCAAAAGAAATGTAATCTCCTATTCTAAATTCAACATCTGGATATGGATAACTTAAGAATTTTTTATATGGAACAATTTTATCTGGTGCTGTACCATTATAACACCAAACATCAAAAGTTTTTGTATAGTCAAAATTACGATAAACGGGAACATAGTCGGGGTTCTCAGTAAATGTTTCTTCTATCTTATCTGATAAAATGTTATCAGTTCCTAAACTATGAATATAACTCAATCGGTCAAAGCAGTTGACACCAGACTCTTTTACTGGTAAAATCATCTATATCTTCTCCTTGAGCATCCATATATATTTGGAACAGTATACCTACCAGATAATCCAGAATAACATTCTCGATTACTTTTATAACTATATTCCTTGATTAAATTATCAACAATATTATATTGATTCATCCCAACTTGACTAACTATTTTTAAATGTTCTGCCTGTGAGTGCATTTTCACACTCCCGCCATAAACTACCTGATTCAGTAACTGTCTATTGTTTTGCTGTTCTTCTAAAAATGGAACAGTCATACCCTCCGCTAGGATAGCAATCTCTCTATCGTCCAAATGGCTCTTAAAAGAACCAACTGAAAAACAAATAATTTTAATGCTTGAATCACTGGCTGGTGGTTCGGCAAACTTCACTGTTTCAGTTTCAGGATTATATGTGTATGTCCGAATCTCAGTGTATTCTTTATCGTCTATATTTTTAATAGAAACATATATTTGATAATCTTCTTTAGGCGGGGTGGGAAGATAAAACTCCGATTCTAGGCCATCTCCTACGTACTCATAATCTTTTTCATAGAATGGTTCGTAGTCTTGAACCTTAGACAGAGGATTACACTCAGGCTCATGCAAACAGTCATATTGGAATAAACTGATTGCAAATTTCAAATAGCGCCAACACAACGAATAATACTCGTACCGAGTTAATTTTTGTAATCTTTTGTCTTGCTTAATAACATATGCCTGACAATAGACATCATCAAAAGTAGTTGGCTCTAATCCTTCATATGACGGGGTAATACATCTATTTTCCATTGATTCACCCCCACTATAGTGTTTAAACTAAACCTACTTTTTTGGTCGATTTAATACTCTTTGCAACATCATCCACTTTTACTTTCATATAACTTTCGAAGTTATTTCGGTTAGCATAACTCCAATCGTCCAATTTACCAGCCATATATAATAGCGCAGTATTATAACAGATTGTATGACAAATCATATCTTCTCTACGGTCATTAGTGATATCTTTTAAGAACTTAATCATTTGAGTATAATCTTCATTTAATAAATGTTCTACTAATGCATCCTCTGACAAATCAATTGGGTTTCTAACCTTAAAGTGGTCATACATTTCGGGGTCAACAAAATATAGCACCCCTTTCTCAAACAGCTTTTTATAGCCAAAAGTGCTTCTAAAAATTTCTTGCATTTCACGAATAGTTACTTCAACTTCTTCTCCGCATTTTAAAGAAATTTCAATTTCTCCACTAGGAGACATTAATACAGCGCCACAAAATAATCGACACCCTATTTCAATCTGTGTATCATTAATACCTTGGCTCTGAATAATATACTGTGGCTGTTGAGATTTCATACTATCAATCTCTGCCTTAAGCTGTTCAACTAATTTTAATGTTTCTGATTTTTCCTTTTCAGCCGCTTGGAGTTGTTCTTGTAATGCAACCTCCTCAACAGGCTGTTGGCTAACCTTAGCAGGCGTTTTCTTACGTGTAGTGGTTTTAGTTGTTTTTACTTCTTTTTCTTCCATCTTAGAATTCCTTTCTATAAGTAATGTGGGAGGGTTTTACCCCTCCCATAAAACAGGGGATTAAGCCCCAGTAACTCCCTGAATAGCATAGTTAGCCTGAGTAGCCAGACCAGCGTCAAAGCTATTGAAGAAAGAGTATTGTAATCTTGTCTGGGATGTAGACAGTTGGTCGTCCTGAATAACTCGTACATAGTTTTCACGAACAAGTTTAACAGGTTTGTCACCAACATCACTTAACAGAACAATTCTATCATCAGGAACAATTAACTGGTCGTCAACATTTGCAGTGGTTAATGGTTTGCTATAAGAAGTTGCCTGTTCAATCATGACAGAATCAACGCCATAAATTCTACCAACATAACCATCTTTGATGATAGTATCTTGGCTTACGAAACCATAACCTTTAGTTGCAAGCATAGACAGAGCATTAAATGCTGGTAAAGTACCATAAGCCTTAACACCCGGAGTACCGTTGAATACCTGTAAGTACTGTGCTAATTTAACATACTTTTCAGGACTCCAAGTAGCATTGTAGAACGGAGTGTTGTTGATTGGAGTAGAGTCAAAAATGATTCCTACAATCAACTTATACTGAGCAACTAACATGGACATGTTAATTCTAGCAATTTCCTTACCCATGTCATAGTCATTAGCCAAAATACGAATGTAGTCCATAGTTACACCAGCAGTCCACGGTTTAGGAACGATGGTTACACTTTGTCTTACATTTGTATCCAATAAAGTAACGTTAGTATTGTAAGATGTACGTTGCATTACTGGAAGAGCTTTTGTTTCAATATCATAGGTATAGGTATCACCTACAGCGACATTATGAATGTCTGCCATAGCCATAATCTGAGATGGCTGAGTTTTTACCATAATACCACTCAGTGTTTCTACAATAATAGAGTTGAACAATGTTTCAAACATTTTATTGCCAAAACACATTGCCATTCCTGTAGAATCGGTCGGCATCCTCATACCGGATTTTTCTGCACAGAAATGTAAAATAGATTTAATAACTTTATAGTTCTTATCTCCATACTCCTGTGGAGTCATAGAAAATTTAGAAACTAAACCACTATTTGGATTGTCCCGATACATAGCGGCCATTGTTAATGCTTCTAACTCTCTCACAATAATAGAAGCGCTATTGTCTTCCTGTGAGAAGCGCTGGATTACTTGTAATTCTTTTCCCATTAATATATCCTCCTTCTATTATTGGTTTACAACTTCACAGACGTTACCACTGATAAAACCAGCGCCAAACATTCCACCAGAACGTGTTGCTTTCTTCTGGAAAATCTTGCAATAAGATTTTACAGCGCCAGCGGCTGGTTTAGTTTCGGTACCTGTTGGTGTCATGTTAGTAGCAGTAGGTGTAATAAATTTGCCAACATCGCTATCATCACCAGTTAAACCACCAGAAACAACGCAATCGTCAGAAATGTATACCATAACCTTTGGAAGTAACCAAATAATTGTGGCAACTTCGCCAGCAATAAAGTTATATTTAGTGAAATCTGGTTGACCATCTGGACGTCTACCATCCGGTAAGTTTTCAAATCCACCATTGACTACGATACCCATAATATCGGTCTTAATATTATCTGCTGTTGGAGCAGAAGGAACTCTTACCTGAAAATTACCATCAATTCCAGTATCAACAACTTCTGCCGAAACCATCTGACCCGGATACATAGTCATTCCTTCTGGAACACGTACTACGCTTACATAGTGGTCAGGAACTTTAGTCATTGTGTAACATAATCTTTGTTCGTTCGCCATTTTAACTCTCCTTATTATTTTCTTAATTCATAGCTATTAAATAATTCATCTAAAGATTTAGGTGAACTACCTGCCTGTCTAGGTGCTGAGAATGGTTCTAACGGAAGACCATAGCTAAATCCAAGAGTAAATTCTTTCTTGTCTTCTGCCATTTTCTTTTCTTCATCTTCTTTAGCCATCTTAGCGGCAAAATCAATAGCGGCATTCCCTAATTTCAGTTCAAATTCTTCCTTAGAGCATTTTGCCATTTCTTTTTCTAGAGCCATCTTTTCTTCATCAGTAAAAATATGAGCGCATTTTTCTAAAGCGTGTTTCATTTCATCAACTTCTTTTTCACGTTCATACTTGCGAACCTTTTCTTCCAGCGCGCATTTTTCAACTTCTAAAGCATTGGCTTTCTTTTTCCAATAATCTTTATCAGCGTCAACATCGTCTTCTAACCCTTCACGACCTTTGTCGTCTGGTTCAATACGATTTTTTCTAATTTTTTCTTTTACATCATCTTCTTGAGCATCTGCATCATCTCTGATATCTTCGATGTTTCTATTGCCCTTATCAATCTTATTCTTTAATTCTTCTGCCATTTTTTTTGTATCCTCCCCTAAGTCTAATTTTCTATATAGGCTTTCGGCCTTTCGTGTAGCTTCACTATTGTTTTCGGCCTTTGCATAGCCTAACGCACTAGCTAAACCTCCACGATTGTACACGAGCTTATCGCCCTCAATACACATTACCGGGTACTTAAGTTTGCTAGATGGCGCTTCTTCCCATCCACTTTCAACCACTAAGTACACATCGTTTACTAAACTCTTATAATTAGAAGCTTCTAAGATTCTATTTCGAAGTGTGGTTTTATCCACACTACCCCATGCCTTATCAGACATAGCATCTTTAGATTTATCCACCTTTAAAGCAGAGCCAGTACCATAATCTTTTGCAAAATTTTCCACGATTGCTTTTTCACTTCCTTCTATCATATAGTTGGCGGCGTTATTAGCATTCGCTTTAATTGTATTGAGCAGTGAACTTTCCCCACCATGCATTAATTCCATATATTTTTTATTATATTCTTCACTTGAGAACTTAGTAACAATCAAATTACTCCCCTCGATACCTTCTATAGTTTCTTCTGAAAGTAAGCATACTGACAAGAATATAAACTCGTCAACCTTTAAAATACCATTAATATCTCTTTCACCAGCAGGAACTTTAATTTCTATAGAAACTTTCATATTCCCATTGCGTCGATGTAAGATATCGGTTAAAGTAGGGTTGTAAATCTTATGAATTACCCCCACTGTTTCAAGGTACACTTTCCCATTTCTTTCAACAAATTCCATTGGAGCCGATTCTGGAATAATACCAGCTTGCATCATTGTGGTATCTTCCTCCCTAGAATGCTCCAATACATCTGTAGAATCCAATGGAAAATATTTATTATTCAATCGGTATACAATTGGTTTGTTAAATATGGTTGGAATTGACTTCAATACTGCTTCATGAGAAATGTCACAGTTATTTCTATTGACACCCTCATGTAGTAATGCTAACCGCACCATCATGCAATCGGGGTCTTGTTTGAGAATTTCAATAGTATCTAGCGAAAAATCTAGTCTCATCTTTTCATTCTCCATCTACTAAACCCCTTTCTTATCTCTATTATTACTCCAAATAGTCAACAGGTTAGACAATTCGTCTGTCATTATAAAAATCCAAATTGTTCTTTCTGTTCTCTTGTTAATATAACTATTTACATGGACAATACCATTATTCTCAATGAAATCTTTGAGTGGAGGGGAACCGCAGTAATATAACTTAGCTGGGGTCTTTTCTACATCATAGATTTTCATTAATCATCATCGTCATCTCCACTAATACCAACGCCATATGATTCTGGGTCAAATCCATTATCAAAACGTTGCCAAGCAGATTTGTCCTCTCCTTGATTATCTGCATAGTCCATTAACTGATTTGCCCAAGTGCTTTCTTCAACTTGTTCACTTAGGAATTCATCAGCAAGGACAATAAATATCCTGCTGTTTCCATCAGCATGACACATATCATAGAAACGTTCCCATAATTCGTTTGTTTCCATTTCTACTTCATATGCCATTCTAGCAAAATCTGCAACGCCATGCAATTCTTGTTCAAATGGTTTAATCATACCATTCATTTGCAACATAATATTTAAATTATCGCAAAAATCTCTCACCATTTCTGAATGGTGCATTTCTTCTCTTGCACGATATTTGAAGAAAAGTGAAAGATTATCAAGCCCAATATTTGATAAATAAGAAGAAATATATTGATACATATATGAATTTCTCACTTCATGTGTATACAATTCCCCTAAATATTTATAAGTAGGCTCATTCAAAAATTTTCTGTAATCCATTTGCTTCTCCTTAAATACCTAGTTTTGCTCTGGTATTATCTCCACAAATGCCATCAACTTCTAACTCATTTTTACTCTGAAAATCACGCAGAGCATTAAATGTAGCATCACCAGCCGCGCCATCAACACTAATGTCATAGCCATGATTGCGTAGCGCTTCTTGAATCTGTGCAACTTCATTCATTAATGCAATGTCTGAATTTTTTCCAAAATCACCATCTACATCTAGGTTATGAAATCTTTGAATGCATTCACACGCATATTCACATTCAGAGCCATAATAGCCATCCACTGAAAGCGGGCCGTTTTCTCCTTGATATCCACAAATATTACAATCGCGCTGGAACTGACTGATATTTTCATCAGGGCCGTCACCATAAGACAAGTAATAATCACTACTATAAATAGAAGTGAAACCGTATGGATTAGTTGGAGAAGGTGTTGGAGTCGGCGTAGGAGTAGGAGCCGGAGCATCTCCACCGCTATAAGAAATTCCTAAATAATCTAAAATACCATAGGCAATTGCTTGACCATAGGCAGTAGAGTTTGTAAGAATATCAATATCCTTGCTAATGCAACCAGTTTCAAAAATACAAGCTGTCATATTAGTTCCTCTTACTTCCCAATCATCAGAACGTTGTAAAATACCACGAGTGCCAATGCCCATTCTAAGCATAACAGATGCATTAATTGCATTTGCTAAGTTATATGATGCACTTGCGCCCGGATAAACAATCGGCAATGTACCGCTTGGAGCTTGGTCATAATCACAATGGCAACTTACATATAAATCGAGATTATGTTCGTTTGCATAAGCAACACAAGTTGTGATATTCATATCATTTTCGGGGTAGTCTGTATGAACATCTACACCATACTGCTCTAATATTGGAAGGGCCGCACCAACAATAGGTTTCATTAACTCAGCCTCAGTATAGCCATTCCAAGTAGTTCCACTATCAAATGTGCCATCTGTCTGAATTCCATGCCCAATCGCTAAAAACATACTAGCCATTTTTATTCCTCCTTTTTATAATTGCGTGAAAACCTTTCATCAATTGTTCTAAATAAATATTCTCCCCTGTCACCCTTATGATATCTGACTCTCAAGGTTTCATATTTTATATTAGTCAATTCAGAAGCTTCACTTAATGTTATACTATTGCCTTTATATTCAACAATAATGTTACACTCTCTATTACGTGAGTTTTGCTTATTAGTAACCCACCTACAATTTTCAGGACAATAATTTCCATTATTATCAATTCTATCTATTGACAAATGGTCTTCATATCCATTATTCTTTGCCCAAAATGAAAAACGTTCATATGAATTTTTCCATTCATCGCAAACTTTAATACCCCTAGCTTTATAACGAGAGCATGTTTTCATTTTAGAATTAGAACATCTCTCTTTCATATCATGCCATATTCGATATAATCTAGTGTCTGCCTCTCCATGTGATGTTAATAACTCAGCGGCTCTTTCACGTGCAAAGCATCCACATGATGTCGTTCCTCCGCCAGTAAGAGCATCTGTCCTAATAACTTTTTCACTTCCACAATCACATTTACAAGTCCAAAATTTTCTCTTTCGATTATTTTTATCTTCAACATGGTCTAAGCCGAGGACAACCAATCTTCCAAACCGTTTCCCGGTCAAATCTTTAAATTTTCCCATCTTAACCCATTTCCTCAGGCTTCAGGTCGACGTAATTTCTAGATTTTTCCCCTGCGTCTGAAACTACGGCCTGCTCGGGTCTTCCGTTAGGTTTTCCGCTATCCTTTGCTGACTTCTGGAATGCACTCGTAAGTGGTTCCATCAAATCCTTGATTCCTAATTCAGATTCAAGTCGCAATGTGGAAATTACCTCAAATGGTTCAAACCCAGCGTATGCAAACAACTTCATTACAGGCATATTTGCAGTTCTAACCAAATCTGCATATGACTTCGTTTCCGCTTGGTCGTTCAATTTATTTCCAAAAAAGGAAACATTGAACTTGTATTTTCTCGTCTTTTGTGATAAAATCCAATTAACACAATTAGAAAACTGAGAATACATATGCGTACTAGCATAAGCAAAATCAACTGTGGACGCAAACTGTAGCGCAGTCCCCTGTCTAATTTGATTAGAGCCAAAATTACCATCAGAAACACCGACATTACTATAAAATGTATTATTAGAAATGCCAACAATATCTGAAAATCTATCCGTCTGATTAACTGAAATGCTTTCAGAATCAAATGGGGAAGAATATGCGATAATGTTTTCAGGTAATGAATCTTGAATAACCTGAGTTATTTCTCTTGCTTCATTATAAGATAGCACCATGTTGTTTCCATCTTTTTTTAATGGAATCTTTAGCGCAATAACCTTGAATAAATCAAGCGCCAACATATCCTTCAAAAGTTGTTTGTATGAAATAACATCTAAGGCCGCACCCATAGAAGAACTAAGCGGTGGAACCTTATCTGGATGAACCGGGTCAAAAGTAAATACCCAACTCTTTTCAACTGGAACCGGATAATATTGTAAATACTGAATCTTTTCTGGTGAAAGATTTGTACTTGTTCGCATTCGAACGAAATGATTATATGCCTCATAAAGTTCTGGAATGGCAATTTCCAACCCTACATATCTATCAAAATATGTAAGGTCAAATGCAAACTGGAATCCATATGTCCATGGCGCTACAATATAACACCACTCAGATGGCAGTTGCAAAAATGAAATTGTATCATCCGTTTCTGCAATCCAATAGAAACCAACGCCATCTACCATTACTTGCAAATCAATCTTTGGGAATTGATATTTGATATTCATATTCCTAAGAGTTTTTAAGCAAATTTCATAGGCATGTAAATAGTCTTGGTTGGATACATTATCCACGTTATCAATGTCTGTTGGATTTAACACATAGTTAAATGACTTTATAGTATTAAAGTACCATAAAGACCGATGATATTGACCAACAGAATAGTTTAAATATTGTGATAACCCTCTTAGTTCATTATCAAAATACTGTGGCTCTTGAAGCCATCTGTCAATCTGTTCTGATGTTGCAACAAGAGGATTAATATTTAATTGTTGATAAAGTTGTTCTGACAGTTGAGGTTGAAAAGTCCCGTCTTTGGCATAGCCATCGGCAATCGCCTGAGTAGCTTGGAGTTGTTTTGATAGAGTAGTAGCAAAATTTGCTCTATAACTATCTGAAACAAACCTAGAAGCAAACTCTTCTATGGAATCGCCCATTCCTAAACCTTTAAGAGTATTGTTAATATACTCCATCTGTTCAGGAGTAGCGGGCTTATCCTGTATGAGCTTCTTCTTTTTTTCTTTGTTTCCCACTCTTCTACCTCCCAAATTCTATAATTAGCGAAATATTTTTTTTATTAAACGTGTAGGCGAACCACCAGTTATAGCATTCCTATTAACTTTCTTAAAGAATTGTGACATCGTGCCATCTTCGCTATTAGCTTGATTATCAAATTCCATAATCCACCATACACCATATGCTAAGGATGTATATCTATCCTTATCAATATTATTAAAAACACGTTCAATCCCAAGAGAACCGTTATTATTATATTTTACCTTAAGGTTAATAATCTCATTAACCAGTTCATCAGTTTGTTTGAATGGCGCATACGCCAAAACATCATCCTTAGAGAATAAATCTAAAGAAGAATCATCTTTAAGTTTTAACAAACGTAACTTGCCACTACTTACAATATCCATAAATGTAACTGTAATTTTGCTTTGAGCCTGCTGAGGATATAATCCATATAAACATTGTTCAGCGCCAACAACCTCAGATTCATCATCAGTATTGATTGTATCCCATGCAACCAAACTCTCACCTGTGCCCGGGTCTATCTGGGTTTTTAGAAGTTCATCTTTAAGCCCAACGCCCAAACCGTTAACATCTATAACGCACATTTTTGGCCTAAAGACATTATAGAGCCTCTTTATCTCTATGGCTTGTGCTGTAAATGTGTAAGCATTTGGAATAATAATAAGATTAACCAGTCTTATCTCTTTTACCGAATTGTTAGAATGTCTAATAATCTTTAATATGGATACTGAACTTCTATTATTGTCATCTTTTTGAGAACGAGCAACGTCAATGCCAAATACATACTCATCGTTATCATCTTCCCGTTCAAATTCTGGTAATGATAAGTTTCTACACGATAACAATCTGTTGATGTCAACTAACTGATTCTCAGAAGCACCAACCCATCTACTTTCATAGTTCTGAGCAAAAGATATGGAGGAGCTAGATTTTCTTCTCTGAGCCATTTGCTCAACGGTTGTACCACGGCCATACCATGCGGCCAACTTCCAATCAGCGCCAGTAACAAACTCGCCAGAGTTGTTCGCCATACCTTCCACCATATTAATGCTTCGGTTGTGTTCATCTGAACCACGAAACGAAATACCCTCGGTTTCCCGATATTTGTTAGGGGACTAGACTATATCACCATCTCACCTACGAGATGTCTCACACTTCGATTTAAGGGGTTCTCACCCACTGTATCGCTACAGCCCTACTCCTGTTGCCATATTTAACGACATTGGCTAAAGGATAGTCGTTGCACTTCAATTAAGAAGCACAGGATTGACATATGATATGCAACGTTTAATATACAATATTCGTTGCATCATCACTTAGTTTTCTCCTGTTAGCAAATATATAAAATACATTCACCCGCACTCTGTGCGTTCATGAGATTTTCTATACACATCGCTATGTATAGGGGCAATCTACCCGCTGTCGTGAAGAAGTCTATTCTCTGGCTGATTTCTTCTGGATTAACCATGGCCAATTTACCAACCGTATATCGTGGAAAGTCAACAATTGGTTTTAGGGCATCATCGAATACTACATTATCAAGTAATGCAGACTCTTCAATATTAATTCTTTTACGCCTCTGACCTTTACTATTTTGGTTATTCGCCAATACATTCATAATAGAGCCATTAACAAACCTTATTTCGGCAGTATCTTTGTTAAAACTTGGCCGCCCAGCTATTTCATCTTTTAACATAGGCCAATATCGTATGATTTCATTGTACTTATCTTTTAGCATTTTAGCCGCATTCGCTTGAGTTTGTGCAGTCATGGCCACTTCAATATCCGGATAAAACATACATATTAAGAATAAGGATAAAACTTCTATAAAGGTTTTCCCATACGCCCGAGGGTATACTCCATATACACTCACAAATCTTAATATGCTTCTCAAAAATACTCGCTGGTCTAAATCTAATACAATACCACCATCATTAGGATGAATTAAATCTAAAAGCAAATCTGGATACCATCTACTCCATGATGAAAAATAAATCCATTTATTTAAATTTCTATCAAAAGAATCTTGCATACCATCACTTTTAAATTTTACCGGGTTGCTTTCATTTAATAAACCAGCGCGCCTTTGATGCTCCCGCTGAACAGCTTGGCTAAAATTTTTATAACTAGCCATCTACGACATCCTTGCATTCATCTAAAAATACTCGTATTCTTGGCCTATTTTCTATAGTTGGGTCATCTGTAAAAATACCATATTTATCACCATATCGTTCAAGATAAGAGTTCACAGACCTATCATAGAACGAATAAATGTCCTCATAAGAACATGGTGGCATCCCTAGTAAATCCCTTACATAAAGGGCTTCGGTATAAATAATGAAATCCGCAGAGTCTGCTGGACGATGTTTAAATTTTGGCAATATAGGAACAATATCAACAGCACGTTCTACTTCTTCATATATCTTAGAAAAGCTATTTAACCCGTCCTTTGTGTCTTGCTCTCTTAGTTGGCTTGGATTTATATTAGCATCCTTTGCCGCCTGACGAGCAATATCACCCCAAAATTTAGCATCAGTCATTCTATTCTGAGTAATTGCAACTTCTTCTTTTGCTTTCGCCCTAATATAATTCATTAAAGCTTCACGATGAAATGGAGTAGGCATTGCATAAAATGGACTTAGCTTGTCATATTTATCCAACATGACTTTATATTCCATTTCCGAATACCCTTCACCAAACATTTCCATAATTTCTGGTGTTACTTCAAAATCCGTACTACGATAACTTCCATCTAAATCATCTATTGTTAAACCGCCAGTGTACGCATTTGTTTCTCCGTCACTCCAACCCATATCTCTGTACTTTGTTAAAGCTAGGTTACGCATATATATGCCAAGTGTTTCCCTTTTATCAGAAACACTAATATTCCACACTTCTTCTATAAATGGCTTATTAACATTTTCATCTTTAAGGAAGTTCATTAACTTCTCTTTAACTACTCTTCCTTTTTCATCAGAACATTTTTTACGAGAACATTCCTTACAATAAGGAATTATTCCATCTTTACTATCTGGATGATATGATTTATAGAAATCAGCTTTTCGCTTTTTCTCATTACATTCGATACAGGTGAACATTTCTTCTGGCGCTTTCATTACGCTTCTTCCCATTATTCACCTCGTTATAAAAGCCCCAATATAATTGGGGCAACATCTTTACTTAATTCATATTTCGTGTTAAAATATGATAATAATAACCAGTTTCGTTAATATCTAATATGTTATCCAAGCACTTAATCTTATTCATAACTTCTGGTAATGGAGACGCAAGTGTTTCGCTCACCTGATAGCCATTACTGTCAAAAGATTCACACACATAAGTTGGAATATTGTCTGCGACTTTTAATTCCTTCATTTCATAAATAACGACTAAGCCCCAAACATAATCCCTTGCTTGTTGTTCGGTTTGAATCTATGTGTTATCAACGAACAAAAGAATTTGATTATTTGTATCTACTGTAAACTTACCAATATTTTCCGCAGTATCAATGGATGCAAATGGAACCATCTCAAATGGTTTACCTTGCAATAAAATTTGAATACCAGCTAGAGATGTTCCAATGGAAGTTGACATGAATTCTAGAGGTTTAATTGTGATAACATTGAGTGTTTCCATTTTGCTTAATGAAAATACATCATTAGGTTTTAAAAAGACATTTCTTTTAGCCATTTATATCTCCCCCTTATACAGTTGTTTTTGGTTCAAAACGTGCATCAGCTTCTGTCTTGGTATAATAATTAGCTAACGCCGCTGTGATAGCAGAATTAATTGCATCGGTTAAATCTGCTGTTTTAACGTAAGTAGTATCAGCATCCGCACTCTTTAAATAAGGGGTTAATGCTGTTGTAATAGCGCCAGAAACATCAGAAGATGTCTGGTAGCCTTTTGCTGTCAATTCAGTGTCCGTAACATACTCAGCCGGAACTGATGTTAAAAATCCACTGTCATTTGTAAGCTCACTTGTTTTAGTTGGAACTGTTGGCGCTTCTGGAATATTAATAGAAAGTGCCGCCGAACCATCAAATGTGCCCGTTGACGCGCCAGTAAATGTAAGCGGTGACTTTGTTTTATTTGCAACACCTACAGTTAAATTAGGTGCACTACCACTATTTGGCGCTTTGTCAGCCAATGCAAGTGTTACTGCCTTATTTGAAATGGCATTCAAAGATGAATTGCTTAACGACTGTTCAACAATGGGTATTGTAATTGTTTCTGGTTGAGCGCCATCAAACACAATATCATCTTTTCCACTCTCTCTAATAGTGAGTGCATTTTCTAATGTACCCGCACCGGGGACATCTCCACCTGTAATTTTACTTGCAGAAACACTTATAATTTGCTCGTCACTAATCATGCCACCACCAAGACGTTGTGTGGCGTATTGTTTTTCGGATTCTTTTAGGCTAAAAGCCCTACCCTTTTCATCTCTCATTATTTTCTCCTTTTTGAAATATTAATTCAAGATAATAGAGTAGTCAATTGTCTTTCCTTTTCCTTCTTCAAATATTAAAAAGTTCGCACTTGCTTCGGATGTCTTTAGTATCTTCATACTATAATCGTCTATTCCAACGATACTTCCTATGCCGATAACATACTTTCGATATCCACAATTTACTAAAGAAGAATGATGTTTATGACCGCAAATCAAATAATCAATATCCTTATCATATGCGGCAATATAATCTCTCATAGCATTTTTAGAGTCTTTGAACTCTCCATGGATACCTAAAACATTATATCCGCAAATGTTCGTATATATATTACCCGATTTGTTCTCTACTATCTTTAAATTTTGATTATTAATATTATAAGCACGTATAATTTCAAGAGTAATCTTTTCTATATTATCGTCAAGATGTTCTTCTTTACGACCGTCTAAGAGACGTAATTCTCCATGATTACCACATACTTGATAATATTCTACAAAAAAATCTTGTGATAGTTTGTATAACCAATCTGACATGTAACGACCATAGCTAATTGCGCTATCAACAACACCCTCCCTTAACGTTTTAAGTTGTGAGTGCCTAAGGAAACCATCAAGAGCATCTCCCAAAAATAATACTTTAATTTTATTTAGGTTATTTTCGTGTCCTCTTTTAATAGTTTCTGTCAAAAGCATATCCATTCTTGAAAAAAATGTTTCGGGGCTATATTGATTGAGGATTTCACCCTCAAGCCCATAAATAACAAATTCTTTCCCATAATGGCAATCAGCAAAACATAGCACACCTTCTTTATGACGTACTAAATTATCCTCGCCAACTAATACATTAGCAGTACGGGGAGGGCTACATTCTTTCATTGCTTCTATAATTTTTTCTAGAAATTGTTCTTCTCGGGCATCTTCACGTACCCATTTATTGTATTCTTGTTTTTCTGTCTGTAGTTTAATACGTTCTTTTTGTAATTCTACTTTTTTATATTCAATAGACGAAATGTAATCGTTTTCATCCGTATTTAACAAATTTTCAACTTCGGATTCTAATATATCTAAAGTTGCCCTACTGCCATACATCATACGCCTTGCTACATCGGGGGCATATTCTCTCCCGTATAGATATGGTGCTATCTCTGTATAGTCCGCATCTAACGTTTTATCCACTAGCTTTCCATAAACTAAACGTTTGTGATGCTCATATTCAGTCTCATCTATTAATCTCTCTAAGTTCATTCCTCATCCTCTTCTGGCACCAACCCTTCTGGCATTACATCCATACCAGTAGTGATTGTCACGTCCTGCCCGTCATATTCTTCTAATAAAAGCGCCAGTGAATGTGTTTGCCCTTCAATTTCTACATATACTCGTTCTTCTTCCATTCGAATATCAAGCATACCTACAATCTTTAGGCCAACACTTTTCGTGATTCCATACTTAGCCATCAGACTTACAACCTTCTCTAAAGTCTTGTGACGGATAAAACTTAGGAACCGCACGGGCCGAGATATTGCTATATTCCTGAGTTAGAGGATTAAAAAATGTATGTGGTTTATATACCTTTGGATTAAAAGTTCCAAATTTCGAAATTGAAACCTTTTCACCTGTGCAAACAGTTGTCTTAATCAAGTCAAAAATAGCGTTTCCTATTTCCTTTACATCATCTTGCTTGACTCCCGTTGCTTTACTAACTTTCCTATACAGTTCATTTCTTGTCATAACTTTACACTCCTTCTATAATTTTATAATTTTTCGTATAATAAAAGCCCGCTTAGCGGGCTAGTGTAAGTTTGTTTTTTTTGGTGGCGGGGGAAGGATTTGAACCTACGGCCTCCGGATTATGAGTCCGACGAGCTACCAAACTGCTCTACCCCGCTACGATATAGCGGTTAATTAACCGCTATAATTTAAATTTAATATCTTTATATCTTTCGCTATTTAATTTTTCAATTAAAATGCTATATGGGTCTAACCTACCTGACATAATCATATCTGCAATAGCCGGAGAATATCCGCTTAATAGCGCCACCCCCAAATCATTTTCCTTTAATGGAATGGTATTGGTTCTCGATAACACATTCCAGAAAATTAATTTTGGCATTTCATACCCAGCGTTATGATATTTCTCAGAGATACTATCGTACAACGTTTTATCCACCCTTGGTGGTTCATCACAGAAAACTGAAGTATGTGTAGCCATATCAAACTCCATATCGCTAATAATTAGAATATTCTTAGGAATTTCCTCCTGCGCCATATGAGCATCTGTAGCGACTTTTAGGATTAAGTCAAACACAGCTTCGATATCTGTATTAGCAACCTCGTTATATTTATCAATAATTTTTAACTTATCTAATAAATTATCTGCCTTACCAAAATCTACTAACTGTGGTGTTTGGCTAAACGTGATATATTTATTTTTAAACTCACCCTGACAGGTTTCTGAAAAATAAATAGCAAGCGCTTGTGCAACATCAATTGGTTGAACGCCATACGCAGTAGTATACATACTGCCACTGCCATCACTAACAACAATTGTATCCTTAAGAGAGTTGTCTCGTGGTAAGGATTTCCACAATGCCTCTAAATCAGGTTCAAATTCGGGGAAATAACTAACCCCCCACATATCGTCACTTCTATATTTTTTAACAATTTCATGAGGATACAATGTTGAAGAATTCATTTTAGCTTCTTTTGTCAATACTTTCGTTAAGAAGTCATTATATCTTTCATGGTCATGTCTATTGAATGCATTCCTGTATTTCAAATTCGCATTTGAAGGAACGGATGAATAATTAATAAACGACCATTCATTTGCACTCATTTTACGCTCTACCACATCAAGAGTTTTCCTTAATCCAGAAATCATCTTACGATAATTCCTAGGAGTTAATCCAAGAAAACTCATAGCCTTGTAGGCTACATTGCGCGCTTCTTTATTATGGGACTTTTCACTTGGCATCCATTTAGCAAGAAGCGAAATGTTTTTGCCATTTAATGCATTTTCCATATCTTCACGTAATTGATTTACAATGATATCAACTACCTTGTTGAAAATTTCATCAGGGACTCTCTTTTTAATGATATAAATTAAATCGTCCCATCTCCCATACTCTGGAATGTATTCCAAAATTTCACACATTTGGTCGGGGTAAGAATTACACAGGTGTTGAATGATAACTCTAAACACTCTACGTTCTCCCATACCTTCACGAATATCTCTCGCAAAGAATAGCCACTTAACTGCCATTTCTGGCTCTTGTGCAAAAGCGTCTAAAAACGCGCTTTTAATTTCTTCGTCTTTATCATAACGAAGTGTAGAAGCTCTAAAGTTTAAATCGACCAGTTTATGTCCACTGGTTTTATACCCTAAAGCGCCATTCTCTGTGAATTGTTTTTCGTCATTTAAAGTGTTTCGTAAATTTTCAATAAACATGTATGTACCTCTTTCAATAATTTTCTAAGCGCTTTAATTTTTTCTCTAAAAAAATCAATACTTTGCTGTTCGCGCCCAATCGGAGACATGCCAAAAACTTTTTTTTATATTTAGGCATACTAACGTACTTCTCGCTCAATAACCTTATGGTTAAGTGTCAACGAGCTATCCCCGTCCTAACAACGGTTGGTTTGATTATAAAATGGAGCCACTACGAGGAGTCGAACCCCGATAAAATGATTACAAATCATTCGCACTACCGTTATGCTATAGTGGCAAAATAAAGCTGGGCGCTTTTTGGGTGTATTATTAAAAGTAATATCCAAAAAATGTTTGCTGTAAGCGCCCAAAGAAATGAGGTTAAAAATTAAAACTACGCCCAATTTCTGTTTCGTTATTGGCTCAAAACTTTAATTTTGCTGTATGGGCATATAAATATTATCAAATTATTGGCTGGGGCAGAAGGACTCGAACCTACGAATGCCAGAGTCAAAGTCTGGTGCCTTACCGACTTGGCTATACCCCAATATGGTATGCTCTAAAATTTAAACGAAATGCAGGCATTTTATTTAATAAACTCACATACCGTAGTTTTGACTGTTTTAAAATTAAGTTGCTGTCCTGAGCTTAACACCAAGCTCTATACAATCACCACCGTAGCGGTGTATCGTTATCTCTCATTTACTATACATACATTATATCACGTCTTAATGCTAATGTCAACAGTATTAAGAAATATTTAAGAAAAAATATTAAGAAGAAAAAACTTTAGTATTCTCTACTATTATCTCCTTTTTTTTAGCACTATCAAAAAATGCTAGTTTTTACTAGGGTTTTTAAAAATTTCTAACACTCCACATTTATTTAAAATCACAGGTATATTCTAGATTAAATACCTCAATATTTTCCTCAGACCTCTTTTTTTTCATGTTCTCTCTTTTCCACGATAATTGCTTCTCTCTCTTACATTCCTCACAATATTTTTGTCGATTACTTTTTGCATGGTAAGGTTTGTTACATTCTTCGCAAACAATAACCCTCCCAGCCCGATTATATCCACTTAAATAATCATAATACATCCAAACATGTTCAAAGTCCGATACACGAATAATTTCCTCTGATTCGTCTTCTTTTAATTCGTCTATAAAATTCAAATAAACCTGAGCAAGCGCCAATGATGTAACCATTCCCTGTTGAGCTAAATCGTATATCATATAAAATATATCTTCTTTTTTACCACCTTTTAAATGCGCCATCTCGCTAACTATTTTAAATTGTTTTTTATCACCATTAATCAGGCCACTTAGCTTACGCTCCCCGCCATTTATCACCCATATTTCAGAATGGATTTTCTTTAATACCAAAAAAGCAAAGAGCAATCTTTGATAAGGATGTGGAAGATTACAATTTTGAATGTATTCAAATTCATGTTTGTATATAGGCACATAATCTATTTGAATTAATTTATTCTCTTTTCGATATACTCCATTAACAATTCTATCTAAGCGCGCATGATATAACATTTCATCATAGCTATCTGAATATAATTCACAAAAATAAATAAGATTCTGGCGCGCCTCTTTTTTTGTCACGCCAGTCTCTTTCCAAAATTTACACAACAAAGACATCTCATAGTTCTCATATTGTGTCATAAAACCATTTTGCAATAAAGCGTTCACATAATCTGTTTCTTTATATGTAAATTTATCAATCAATACAAACCTCCTGCATAGAATACCTTTTATTTAAATACTCTATATCACCATCTTCATCTTCTAATGGAAACATAATGTAGCCGTTATTTCTTTCCTTAATCATACTATATATTTCATACCCGTATGTCTGCCATAGCATTTCCTTATTGGCGCTATCTTTTTCCACATACATATAATGCGCCAGATATGCAATGGCTTCATACACATTACTGCACACCTCATTGACATATGAATACAACATTCCTATAAACATAGAAGCGTAAAAATCATAATCCTTCGTTGTCTCAAAATCAAAATTAGAAGCACCAAGAGAATTCATTTTTGTGCACTCCTTGCAATAACGCTTGTAGGCTTCTACCACATTATTATAGCGCTCTTCATTCCATTCAATATTATCAGGCACAAATAATTTATGCATGTCTTGCCCCTCTTTTACTTTAAGGTGGCTACGCACATTCATATTCAACCCTTCAATATAATGACAAATACGATTCATCGTGCTGTTGCTATCAATAACAGGCATATAACGGAAATACCCAGCTAAAAAATCCTTTTGTTGTTGCGTCTTATTTTCTACCTTAAATAATTCCTCTAGAGACAATCTAAATGAAGTCTTGCACCAATGTTGATAAGTGTCAATGTGCTTGCGATATTTCTTTCTGGTATCAGCATAACGATATATAAAAAAATAAGGATGCCTGTCTAGACATAAATAATTCATCCGCTCCTTATATTTAATCGTTTGTTCATCGTCGTCATCTTCTATTTTCTGGCGCTTAACCCATATTTTAGGAATTCCTTTTACTTCTCTTCCTATTTTCGCTTTCGTTCATACCCTCGGTTTCCCGATATTTGTTAGGGGACTAGACTATATCTTCACCCTCGGCTTTACGTTAGGGGCGTGGCACTTCGCCACCATATCGCTATGGCGCTACTCCTTGCGGATAGTCGTTACACCTCCACCTCCAATAGGTGTTCGGCTCGGGATTGGCATACCTTATGGCTTTAGCTTTCCCCGATAGCATACAATATATGTATACCCACTCTCTGAGTGTTCACCACGTTTCGACATAGGTTTCCCTATGAAGTGACCAATATTAATCAATTTGCGCGCTCTGTAACTTGCAAGACATTTTTAATCTATTTAGCGTAGTAACATACTCTATACTATTCCTTCCATACATATATTCAATGTCGGAAAGTAATGCATATCCGCTAGAGCCTTTATTTGTAATGCTACCAATGATAGAACCAAAACTGAATGTGTCTGATTTAAACAAATCCTCTTTTGTAGGCACTATCTTCGCTGGTTTAGGTGGTTCATAATAGACTGGCAACTCATTTGGGTATATACCATTAACAACCTCTGGGCAATCAGTAGTGGCCAAGATATCATAATCAAAGTCCGCGCCACCAAAACACATTACATCGTGTCCATGGTAATTAAGAACAACACCCGTATACATATAACGGTACCAATAATCTATACGGCTGTTTCTCACTAACTTCATTTTAACATGTTCGGAGCGATATGTCAAGGGGGAACGCATACCATCCACCACTTTTACATCCCGCTCATTCCAATAGTTAGAGTAATACTCATCAGCGCCAAGTAACCCAGTTGGCTCTAACCCGCATACATGTTGCATAAATCCAAATGGGTCGCTTACGAGTACCTGAAAGTTGCCATTTAAAATAATCTCTCCTAGGCAACCGTCTTGAATGCGCTTTTTAATTAGGCGATATATCTTCTGTTTGATATACCTATCTTTAATTAACTCCGGCTCCATAATTAAAGATTTAATCCAATAGTTATCCGGGCTACGCATGTAGGCCCGAACTTCTTCTTCAGTTTTACCCTCTCCAATTAAATAGAGGAGCGTGTATCCTAAGTTGTCACAAGTTACACCCTGAATCCAATTAACAAACATTGAGCATAAATTTTCAATATCTTCGTCTGATAAATCTAATGTTTGTAGAAATTGATAGTTCATCTTGATAATATCTTTATCATGCTTAGGGGTATAAATAGCTACACCCCATTTAAGATTATTTTTATGGCAACATTCTTTGTAATAATCAAGATTTGGATAAGCACCCCACAATTTAAATTGGCTCTCCGTTAAAATAACATCATAGTCCCTCAAATCTATTTCAGCGCCATAAATATCTTTTGTGATATAATTACCATAATTAACAAGCTCACAAAACTCTTGAATGGGAAAGGTGCACAACATTCCCTTAATAAATGATTGTCGTATGCAAAATTGGGCCGGAACATAATCTAGCCCTAACTCTTCTGCCCATTTAGAGGCGCGCTCATAATTTATCAATCCCATTCCATCAGTTCGGTTAAATCCTAAATTGACGGTTCGTGTATCAATTAAATCGTCTGAATCATAATCCGTTTCAGTTACGTAATTTACCTCTACATCCAAATTATTTTCATAGTCTGGTACAACACAAAAGTTAGGCTCGCTAACTACTTTAGTTGCGGAAGTATACAATCCAAAATATGCATTGAATTTGGATGGCGCTATCTTGAAGTTCATATCACGTCCATTATTTAATCGACGCTCCAATTCATCGATAATATTACTATCACAGAATACAACAGTAGAAACACGAGCCTGCCCTGCCGAACATGACAATCGCTTATAATGAATGCGCCTACCATCTATAATAAGCTCAAATCCTTTTTCGAACAAATACTCATATTGTTTATTTCCACTCATGGTGACTGTGACATATTCTGGAATAAACATAGCGTTATTAATCTTACGTTGCAAAAAAGCAATTTCATTTGAAGCGGCCTGTGTGCTCTCCTGTTTTTTGAGCCAATCTCTTTTTTTGTATAACTTCTCAATCTCTTCCAAGTCTACATCTTTATTTGTAAGTTCTCTAATCAACCTTAATGTCTGACTATCTGCCACCGCGGCTATCTGGTCGCGCTTTTTAAAAATATCAAAATCCCCCTCTAAAGTATATTTGAAATACTTTAAATCAGAACTATTTAGTTTTACTATATAAAATTGTCGATTCTTCATTCTACCACCATAACTTCAATATATAGATTAAAATAAAAGCACAAGCTAAAACACATACAATCATAATTCCCTCTCCCGAATTATAAGGTGAAGGCGATGAATTGCGCTTTCTCTCTTCGTGTTTTATAACATGTGGATAAATATATTTTTCTGGGTTAGCACATGCTATAAAAAACAATCCAACTAAAATAGGTAGGCCGCATAGCCAAAAGGGTAAACTTCCAATACCAAAAAACATTTTTAACCTCTCATTTCTAGTCTAGCTCCTTAAATTCGCCATCATACACTTTCCATATAATGTCAATAATCTTTCTACGCATTGACGCCTTGTCCCATTCATCACAACATTCATCAAATAGCTTGTTTGCATCATCTGCAATTTCTTCTAACAATTCGTCTAAGTTATAAGATTCATTATCCATTTAGTTATATTCCTCTACGTATTTGTAAAACTCGTCATAAAAATCATCCCTAGTCGGAACATATTCACCGCCGCTATCTATATCATCAAAATGATAACAGTAATTACCATTAATATTTAAATCCATTTCTGCCTGCGAGCAATATATATTCCAATAACAATTATCACATTTCATTAACATCCTCCTGTATTATTTTGCTCTGGCTCTATTATAGCACAGATTTAATTAAATGTCAAGCCCCATTGCAAGAAATTAAACTTGACAAAGCGTCAGTGGTATGATAAGATGTAATTGGACTTTATATAAGATAAGGAGAATTATATGAAAAGAAGAATTAAAGTTGTTGACTCTCCGATGGGTAGCGGCAAAACAAGTGCCGCCATTCATCATATTAATATGTTAGGGAATGATACCAATATTATGTTTGTAACACCATTCCTAACCGAATGTGATAGGGTCATAAAGGAATGTGAATCAAAGAATTTTGTTCAACCGTCTGAGGAAGAATTTGGAACAAAGGGAAGGCACCTAAAGGCGCTACTTGCAAAAGGAGAAAATATCGTCTGTACACATGCGCTCTTCTCTTATGTAGATAAAGAGTTGCTAGATATCTTAAGAGAAGGACATTATGTTTTATTCCTAGACGAAGTTATTAATGTTATTAATGAATATGACATTTGTAAATATTTCGACCTTAATATTACTGACAGGGAAAAGCAACTTTATACGATGAGGGATATGTCATCTTTTATCCGAAACGGATATGTTACCATCGCGCCAGACTTTCAAGTGAATTGGTCAAAAGAAGAATGGGCTGATTTATCACGCTACCAACACATGAAACATTTGGCCGATAATGGACTGCTCTACTATATTAATGATAGCGCCTTATTTTGGTCGTTCCCCGTACAGGTTTTCGAAGAGGATATTTTTAATGACGTTTTTATCCTTACCTACATGTTTGAACATCAAATGCAGGCATACTATTATCGCTTCTATGATATAACATATGAATATTATCACACAGAGCGCCAAAATGGACAATATTGTTTTGTTCCAACCATTAACCAAGACTATGAGAGAGAATGGAAGAAAAATGTAAAACCGCTTATCCACATTTGCCAGAGTGATAGCCTTAATGAAATTGGTCGACCTTATGTAGCAAATAATAATCAGGAGTTCTCCAGTACGCTTAGTAATAATTGGTATGCCTCACATCCAGAGGAACTTGAGGATGTAAGCCGATGTATCTTTAATTTTCTGAGAAGCGCGCCACCAAAACAACGAATGTATACCACCTTTAAATCTTTTAATAAGCAAGTGAAGCCAGCGCGCATTAGTAGAAGGGCTTTTGTTCCACTCAATGCTAAAGCGACAAACGAATATGGAAACCGCACACATTGCGCCTACATGGTAAACCGCTACATGAACCCTTTTATTAAACAACTTTTTTCAATTAGAAATATTGCCGTCGACCAAGATAAATTCGCGCTGGCTGATATGGTTCAATGGGTATGGAGAAGCGCCATAAGAAATAATGAAGAAATTTACCTCTACATTCCATCCCTGCGTATGCGAACGCTTTTTACCCAATGGCTCAACGATGAAGAAATCGCCTACGTGCCCTACCAAAAATCCCGCCACTTTAATAAATCTCGAAAAAAGGCTTAACGCCTTTTTTTATTGCGCTACCTGTGGATAAGTGCCTAGTTATCAACAGCCTGTGGATAACTTCTGTGGATAACTTTAGACTTATCAACATCCCTGTGGATAACTTGCCAAATTTGTGTAAAAATGAAACGAGAAAATACGGTTTCGAAGAAAGTGTATTTTAGAATCTTTTTTTTTCACATTTCTACGTAGAACGCTTAAATCATCTCTTTTTTAATGCTCTCTCTATATAATATATATATTATAGAGCCACCCCTTAAAAGCTAGCACATATGCGGGGTGGAGCACACATCTGTGTGTAAAAAATAGGGGCTTTGGAAATACATTCCTCTATGGTGCTACAAGGTCAAAGCCCGCTAAGCCAAATGGTCAATTTTTATCTTTGGCGCTTATCATTTTAAGCCTATTAAATTAAAGGTACTTTCCACTTTGGTGAAAAGCCCCTTTAATTTGTCTTAAAATGAACGCATTACAGTTAACCTCTTTGACTTACCGAACTTTGACAACGCACCACTCATGACCTTGGTAGAACTCAGTAAGCGAAACCTGACTGCCCCCATACGTACCGCGCCATAATCATAAAGTCCTTGGTAACTACACCTATGCTCTTCTGGCTAGACTGAGAGCCGTCTTTAAGATTCCTTCAAATATCTACAGAAGATGATAATCCTAAATTATTTAAAACTTTAATGTAATAATAATAAAAATTTATACAATAATATAAGAAAATGATAATATTTTTTTAGATTATAAAATGCGGCTATTTACTAATAATTTTAGGGGATGGATTTGCGCTAAGAGATTGTACTTAAAATTTCAGTCAAATTGTCAATTAGAGGATAAATTTAAGAAAATCATATTTTATCAAAAACTAAATATAGTGATATGGCGCTAGAGGAGATTTTTTAAATTTAATGTAATGTGTTTAAAATTTATTTTTTTGTTGAAGGTTGTTAAAAAATTGTAGAAATTTGTATATGGGTCTGGAATGAAAGTGCATGGTAACGATTTCTGAAAATTTTCAAAACCAAAGTTGAGAAGTAGGGGTGATAGTGTAATCCTTTACACTTAAAATATCACCTATTGTTTTGAAAAGATACCCACTAAATATAGTTAGTAGGTACTTGTTAGTTCAGGATAACAAAGTTAGTTTTTTAAAACTTTAAAATTTGAACAAATTAAAAATTTAATATTAACCACGGTTAAAATTGCTTAAGGGTAAAAAGAAAGCAACTTTTTAAGTATTTCCATATCAACCTAAACCAATCTAAAAATAAAAAAATACTTTCCATAATAAAAAAAATATTTTACATACACCACAACAACCCATTAACATGTTATCTATCCTCTTAAACACATGCTTTACACGTCCATGGACATTGACAGTTCATTAAACACACACAAGAACAATACATAACAAGAGAACAAACACATTAAACATATATACATAACATACATAGCACACGTACATACATGTTAGTACATTATACATAGATAAACACATTAAACATATATACATAACATACATTAAGCAAGTAAACAAAGCAGAGCAAGAACACTTGTTTGCAATAACACAATGAACAAAGAACAAACGTAGAGCAAAACAATATAATTAATAATTTTAATATAATTTAGATAGGCGAAATATTATTATAAACTATTTAGATGGGTGTTATGGCGCTTATAAATACAGAGGTATAATATATCCTGAATAAAAATAAAACAGCTATAAAGCGAAAATCAAACGATTACAATTTAAAGCGCAATCTAATAATAAGTTAAATAGAAAGCGCATTTTAAAACTAGAATAGGCTCGTCTTTGGCGCAACCTTATTAAAATTAAAATAAAATTAATTTTAATTTAAAACAAAACCAAATTGTAAATTGATTTAAACAAAGTTAGACGAGACGAACAAAGTAAGCGAAGCGCAAACAAAAATAGAATAGCTGAATAAAATTATATAGGGCTAAATTATTAAGATGAGACTAACTTAGAACATGGGGATAAACAAAGTAAGGATACTATAACAGAGGTAGCGCAAACTTACAAAGATAGGCAAACTGAATATTGTTAGAGCGATATAACAAAGGCGGGTATTATGAACAATGTTAGATGATGTACAATAAATCAGGGCAAACGAATCAAGTAAATATAATTGAACACTTACTGATTATGGTTATGGCGCTGAAGTAAACTCAATAAGAATAGATTGTAGCCATGGCGCTTTATAAATAGGCGTGTAATCGTTTAAATTTGACCATATAGCGACTTTATTTAGAAAAGGATATAGGATACCTGTTAAAACGAATGAATAAATAGAGCAAAGCGCAACAATTAGAGTGATAGCGCATAAAGCGGTAGGCGTATTATAAAATTAAATAATGAGAGCCTGAATAAACTTTAGTGGTGAGGGCGCAAAATTTGCGTTTTCATATGGCTCATGTAAACGATTTATTTGCGTTTAGAGCGGACTTTTTTCCCAAAGGTATAAATATAAGGGCAATTTAAAAATAATCGCTTGTATACAAGGAGTTAAAAGAAACATTCCTTAAATAGTAAAATTTTTACTTGACAGCGCAATTATGTGCGTGTATAGTTTAATTGCAGTAAGAATAATGGAAACGAGGTTAAGAAAATGAAGTATAACAAGATTAAAGAAATTTATTTTAGTATTAGTACTTTGGTTCTGTCTTTGGGTTTGGCTGTTTTAATACCGGAGCTAAGCCCGTTAGCGGCATTAATTAATTTATTATAGGAGGTAAAAAAATGGATAAGCAAAAATACAGTAGCGCAGAAACGTCTATAAATAAAAATAAAGTTCCAGCACTTTATAAGATAGTGGAAAAATATATATCCAAAAATAGTACAATTTTAGATTATGGCGCGGGGAAATATAACACCGGGATAGAATACTATAAAGAAAAAAAATATTACTGTCCTGCCGTATGATAAATACAATAGAAGCAAAGAGAGCAATTTAAAAACATTTGAAAGAGTGGCGCAAATGGGCGGTGTTAATACTTGTCTTTGCGCAAATGTGCTAAATGTAATAGCGGAAAACGATGTTATTATAGATATATTAGAGGATATATATAAGAACTTGAACGTCCATGGGACACTCTTCCTGAACGTTTATGAGGGAGACAGAAGCGGAAAAGGGAAGTTAACTTGTAAGGGATACCAGCGAAACGCAAAAACGCAAGACTATATTGCATTTTTAAAAATGGTTTTCCCGCTTGTGGAAAGAAGAGGGAAATTATTAATTGCACGGAAAACAAAGTTAGGCTTGTTTGAATCCTTAAATTTTTAATAAAAAGGTTGACAGCTATAAAAAAGGCGTGTATAATTAAGGCATGAATTGAATATGGTTAAGAAAGTGAGGAACACAAAATGAATAAAAGATGGTCAGCAAAAATGAGTAAAGAGGAAAAACAGAGATATTGGAAAAAACACGGTCATGACCATTGTATCAGTGATTGTGAAAACTTTGGCGTTAGATTCTGTGAGGCAGAATTAAAAAGAATGCTCGAGCTAACGAATGGAACCGAAACCGATAGCTACAAAGGTTACAAGACGGCTTTAGAGGATATACTTAAGAAAAGGGGTGAATTAAAATGAGAACACAAGAAAAGAAATTTTGTAAAAATTGTTTGCATGAACTGATTAAAAGTGAAATAACTGAATATGACTGGCAATGTGTAGAGTGTGATGAAGATTTTTACAGCTTTGAAACATTAACAGAAGAGGAGGTATTAGATGAATATAATGGCGCAAGAATGAGCCTTGACGAGTTTGAGGAATTTTTGGAAAAATTTGACTATCCGGATTGTAAAAATAACGGTTTGTCCGGACGGTACTTTGATTATATTTGGTATTCTGTTTGTTTTGAGTATGGAGAAATTAATATTTATGTAAAAACGGAGGATATATATTAAAATGTTAGGACTGAAAACTTATGAATTGGCGCCCGTTTATGATAGGGCGAAAAGCTTTTATCATAAAGCAAAAGTACAAGAGTGGCACGGAAATGTAAGATTGCAGTCTTATAATACGATTGTGGCGGAGATTAAAGACGGGAAACCGATTATTTACGGCACGTACAGCGCCACAACGCTAAGGCATATTAAGGAATTCTTACAGCAAAACGGGTTCAAGATTGGGACGAAAAACGAAATTTTAAAATGGTATGGGGTAGAAAAATGATAACAGATATTATTAAAAGCGGTTTGATTGTTGGTGCATTTATTGCGTTAAGTTGGTTAATTTTTTAGGTAATTAAAATGAAGAAAACAATTATTGTCTTAAGTTGTATTGCTTTGGCTAGTATGGTATTTATAAGCGGCATTTTGTTTACACTTTATAACCAAACGCCGAAAATTAAAAATGAACATGAAGTAACTATAAATTTTCTAGGATTGCAAAATAATTATTATTGTGAATAAATAAAGAAAAGGAGAACAAAAAATGTTATACGATGAAAGCTTAGTGAGAGAGTTAATGGACGAATTGATAATTGATGAAGAGGAGGCTAGGGAATTAATAGACTACAATAGCGTAGAGATTTATGACAGTATTGAAGATTATGCCATGGAAAGAATTGAAGCAGAAGTTCCCGAATGCGTACGGCCTTATGTGGATTGGAAAGACTTAGGAGAAGACTTATTAATTGATTATAATTATTTCGAATACAATAATCAGTTAATAGTTGTAACATGGTAAATATTATTAATTGTAGCGGCTTTTAAATAAGCCGTTACCGTAAATAATATTTATCAAAAAGGAGATAAAAATATGAAAAATTTATGGCGCAATAGAGGTTATTTAGAACATGGGTTAAAAGATTGTAATAAAAATTACTTCACAAATGAGCTTAAATTATTATTAAATGAAAGCCCGTCTGTTTGTTCTAAATACAGAGATGTAATTACTAAAAATGATAATTATGTATTATTCTGTTTGAATAAAGATTGTAATACACTTGATGAATTTATAGAAACTTTATTTTGGGCTGATTTATACGTTGAGCAAGATGAAGACGGAAATAATTATATTATTGATTATAATAAAAGTTTAGTACTAACAAATTTATATTTTTGCGGCGATTCTCTTGATTTATATTTTAAAGAAATAAAAAAGCATGGCGGATTAATGGTAAAATATTACTATGATGAACAAGAAAGTATTAAAATTATCGATAATTGTTTATCAAATAATGGAGGGATAGAGTGAAATATAAATTTTTTAACATTGATAAAATTGAATCAAATGAGGATTTAAAAAAACAGTACAGGCGGTTAGCATTTAAATTACACCCTGACAGAGGAGGAAACATAGAGCAATTTAAAGCCATGGGGAACGAATACGAAGCGTTATTTAAAGTCTTTGGCGCTATATTTAAAACGAAAAACGGCGAAACATATACAAAAGAAACGGGGGAAAGTTGCAACAAATTCAAGAATATTATTGACAGTATTATAAGATATAATATTAATATTGATATTGTTGGCTCGTGGATATGGGTGTATGGGGGTGAAACTTATTCAATTAAGGAAATTTTAAAGGCCCTGGGGTTTAATTGGGCGAAAAGCAAAAAGAAATGGTATTACAATGGAAACAGCTATACAAAGAAAACAAGAAAATATTTGTCATACGAAGAAATAAAGTCTTATTATGGCGCTGAGAAAATAAAAGAAAAAACAGAGCTTAAAAAAATTTCTTAAAGGAGATAATAAAATGTTAATTAAAACTAATATAAATAAAGAATTATCAGAAAGAATCAAAAAACTGCGTAAACAAAGCGATGAAATTCTTGCAATTTATGACTTTAAAAATGAATCACTTGAACTTAAATTTTTTAACGCTTTTGATTTGGAACCGTCTTGCATTATTAGAACATACATTCAGACAGAAAGTTTGACCCCTGACAAAAAAATCAGAATATTAGAGAACTCTAAAAATATTGTTTTCGATTATATTTTAAAAGATAGGTATATATTGGAATATTATAAAAGAAATGTGGACGGCCTTAAAAAAGATAAAGGGCTATCCTGTTACTTATCATCTTTATATTTTAGAAACGTCCCTGGGACGAAAATTTTTAGGTATGATAAAATTTGTTCTAATGGTTTTGACGACATTATATACTAAGGGCGAAAGCCCTTTTTTTTATTTGTCATTTAAACCCATTGCAAACGATTGAATTGACGTTTTATTTTCTACCCTTATACTTATACCTGTTTACAAAAAAGTCCGCTTATTTTCCGTTTATGGTGGGTCTGATGGCAATATTCAGAAATAAAAAAAATACATTTACATCATCATCTTAAGTTGTAAACGTTTTAAATTTTTATGATGGAGATTAAGACAAAATGGCATATATATGTAAACGATTATTTTTGACCATAGAGCGACTTTTTTCGCTACCCTATACAGATATACCCTTTATAATTTGCGCTTGTCTGAGGTCATTTTAATTGTAAACGATTATTACTTAAGTACTTCTTAATAACAAAAAATTACCCTATGTTTTAATTGACTAACACGCAAAATCTATGCTAAAATAATAATAGAGGTATGAAACCTTGAAATAAGAGAAACTTTTAAAAGTAGGTCATTGAAAAGATAATATCATTTTAAGCTTTTGAAAATATTTCATGTAAATTTACATGTATAAGCATTTGCGTTATAGGAGGGTAAACAATGTTAGATTAAGCTAACAAAGTTTAGATAAAAAATCTTGAAATTTGAAGCTTGAAATCGAAAAAGGGTAAAATGTATACATAATTTTCCCGGGGGCCGGAGGCGTAGGGGTAAAATGCGAAATAAAATTTCCCGGAGAACCTGACGGCCATCCTGACCCCGAGCAAGGCCAAGAAGGATACGGCTGT